ATGATTGAAGTTACAGAGAAGGCAATCGAGAAAATTTCTGGTATTATCGAAAGTGATGATGATTATTCTGCTGAGACTACCCTATTCAGAATTCAGGTTACGGGGAAAACTGCAACTGATTACAAGTATGGAATTGGATTAGAATTTCGGAAGGATGATTATACCGAAACCGAATCATTCTTTGATTTAGAAAAATTCAGTATGATTGTAGATGAACGGTCATTAAGAGTACTGGATGGTGCTACAGTTGATTATAAAGAGGATTTGAATGTACAGGGATTTGATATTATCAACCCAAACAAACCAGAAGCAAGTGATTTAGAAGAACGTATAATGGAATTGATTGATTCAACAGTCAATCCCCAAATTGCATCGCATGGTGGAAACATTCAAGTTGTCGGTATTGATGCTGGTATTTTATATATCGAAATGTTGGGTGGGTGTCAGGGTTGTTCTGCATCTCAATATACATTACAACATGCGGTAGATCAACAAATCAAATCGCAATTTCCTGAGATAAAGCAAATTATAGATACCACAAATCACGAAGCAGGGGAAAATCCTTATTATGCGTGATTTATATCAATTTGATGAAATATGGGAACGTGATGATCCTGAATTCAAAGAAGAACTGATGATGATTTCTCTAAATATCAATCCTTATTCCAATAAAAGAATGGTTACACGAAATGTTGTGAATTGGCAATCTCGAAATTCTCAGTATACATATAGAAGGGTTATAAAGGATAATACAACATGGACAATTGGAGTCTATCCAAATGAGATAATTGCCGAAACGTATTATGATGATCCTATATACGATTTTGAGGTTAAAATGCCTAGAGAGTTTTTAGACTTAGATGTGTTTATGAGTCTCAATACAGGTTTTACAATAACCGAAGATAAGGAAAAATATCATTATTATTGGTGAGAGAAATGAATGGACATTGGAACTACAACAAAGAATTGTTAGGAGAGGAGTTTGATCCAGAACAATATTTTGGGTTTGTCTATCGAATTACACGAAAAGAGACAGGCAGATCTTACATAGGAAAGAAGCAATTGTTCAGTGTGCATAGAAAACGGGTTGCTGGTCGAACGAATCGAAAACGAGTACGAAAGGAATCTAAATGGAGAACTTATACAGGTTCGTGTGAGGAACTGAATAAGGAAATAAAAAAACTTGGTAAGGGGGAATTTGATTTTGAAATACTGAAGTTTTGTTTAACCAAACGAGATTTAGGGTACACTGAAACAATGTACCAGTTCAAAGAAGATGTACTAGATGCGAGATTCGATAATGGATCACGCAAATATTATAACTCAAACATAATGAATAGATGGTTCGCACAAAAGGAGAACGATGAAAATTAACCTAAACCAACTAAATTTAGACCAACTCGATGAGTTGGATGAGGTTTCTTACGATAGACCAACTGGTAAGAAAAAGGTCAAAAAATTTAAAACTGATGAAATTCGGGGTAGGGGTAGGAAACCTAAAAAATTTCGTGATTATAACAAAAAAAAGTAGTCAACTACCTAAACCTTTTGGGTAGTTCATACGTCTAAATAGGTGTCGGGTGTCGGTGAGACATTCAGCACCTATTTTTTTTTGGTTGGGTGCGAAATTAGTCTTGACACACACATGAAAATGTGGTATAATATAGACATAACAAAGGAGAGAAAAAAAGTGAAAATTATGATGACCAACCTAGAACGACAAAACCGAGGGATGATGACCCATTCCGAGTTGATGAAAACAGCAACTGAAGAAAAAGGTAGTCCGTTGACTAAGGTTGAGAAATGGTTCGTTTGGACGCATCCAGACATGACATTTGATGAGATTAGAGCAATGTTAGATGGTGAAGAAGAAAAACAAATTGATGCCGAATTCAAGCAATTAGAAGAAGACGGTGCAATTGGGATTGACGGAAAATTGAATTGGAGACTCTCATAATATGGTTTTGATAACGATTAAACGTAGTGATGGAAGTGTCGAAAAACGACATCTTGGTGATGGTGAAACGTCAATCAGGGATATTATTGTTTCTAGGTATCTCGGTTCTACGTCTGGTAGATATTTGGTTGATGATGATGTGGTAGAAATTACGATTGAAAAAATTGAACATGCTTTATCAGATAAGGAGACTAAATAATAATGATTAGAATATTTGTCGGGTTCTTTTTGGTAATTGGTTCTGCTGGTGGTATGGAACTGTCAAGTCTATCACCAATGGGTGCATTATTTTTTGCATCTTTTGGTTTTGCTATTTTCCTGTGGGCATTTTTTGATGGTACGATTAATCGTCTTAAAAGACAGGCAATCGAAGAAGCAATTCAAGAACAGAGACAAAATCGTTGGTTATACCGATAAGGAGTTAAAATATGAAACTGAATGAATTTCTCGAACTGATAGATGTTGAACGGTATGGTGATTATGATGTTGCTATCACTGATATGAAAGGAAATGTTATGGAAATTGATAATGTCTACACTAATAATGTTATTAGAACCACCTATTTCACTATAGCAGATAAAAATAAAAAGGATCGACAAATGCTTGAACTTTGGAACAGTTATCACGCAGATGAATTACGAAAACTCTTTAATGAGTGGGAGAAAAGTCATGAAAAAGAAGAAGGAACGGACATTAAATAAGTCCGTTACCGATTTTGAGGTTCCAAAGTATGAGGATGAATATCTAAATAAAAATCCTCATGCGGCGGAACTGGCAGATAAGAAAAAGGGCCCAACGGCATTTGCAAGTTGGTTGAAGGCATCGGAAGAAAAAATAAAACGAGAAAACGAGATCAAAAAACAAATAGAAGATGAAAAAAATGATCCGTTGCCAAGACCACACTGGGAAAATTGGGATTACAGAGAATATCGAAATAGCATAGACGAACTGAGAAAAGAATTGGAACTGAGCAAAAAACGAGAAAACTTGAGAAAGGGAAAAAATATTCCCTAGAATGAAAAAAAAACTTCAATATGGACTAAACCTTTTGGGTGTCTCATGCGTCTAATATAGTGTAAGGGGTAAGGGTTATGAGAAGAAAACACAGACCAACGAGGATACATGGAAAAAAGAAAATTGACAGGGGTCGAATTCCAACTGCCCCACCAGCAAAGATTTTTGAGAATAAAAGGAAAAAAAGACCAAAACACAAAAAAAAAGTTGGATTTTGAGTGCTTTTTTCTTGACACGCACATGACGAATATGGTATAATATAGACGTAACAAGGGGGAGAAAAGTTCTTCCCCGTTTGAAAAACCTTTTACATTATGGAGTCAGTTACAATGGCATTATTTACACAAGACCAAAAGAAAGCAATTCAACCCAAAATCAAAGAAATCTGTAAACGACATGGTATCAAAGCAACCTTGTCTGTTCGACATCATTCCACCGTTCAACTGAACGTTGCGAGTGGTTCGATTGATTTTAATTTTGAAGGCAACATCAACACTTATCACTGGGAAAATCAATTTTCAGGTAACGAGAAAGCAACTGCGTTTCTTGGTGAAGTTTTGCCAGTGCTGAACAGTGGCAACTATGATGAGTCTTGTATTCAAACCGACTATTTCAATGTTGGTTGGTATGTTGATGTCAATATCGGACGTTGGAACAAACCGTATGTATTGAAAGGAGAGAGTTCATAATGAAGAAAACCTACCGTTTCATCAAAACGAGAATCAATAATTGGAGCATCTACAGCACCTATGAGGTGTTAGATGAGAATGGTGAGCATCTCGGTTATTATTTTTCTCATCATGGGGTAGATGATCTTTCCGAGTCTGTGTTAAAAGCAAGAGCAGAAAATGAACTAAAACTCTCAGTCAATCGAAAAGGAACTGTTAGTTATGAAAAAAGTTGAAAAAAAATCAAAAAAAAGTGAAAAAGACCTAAACCTTTTAGGTGGTTTGTGCGTCTAATATAGTGTAAGGGGTAAGGTTGAGGAGTTCTCAGTCAATATTGAACAGTTAGATAATGGAGTGTTGAGTGAAAAATAAGAAACGAATCAAGACCATCGAAAAGTTGCATAGTGCTTCAATTGCGTTAGATTTCAATATTTTCGATATATTGCCCGAAGATGTCATGAAAAAGATGAACCCAGACTTTGAACGTCCAACCATTGGGTTTAAAATAACTGAAAAAAAGTTGAAAAAAACTTCACTTTGACCTAAACCTTTTGGGTGTCTCATACGTCTAAATAGGTGTCGGGTGTCGGGTCGGGTGTTGTTAGTCAATTATTAATGTTCAAGTGAGGTCAAATGAGAAACCAAGTCAGTATTAGTGATACAGAAAATAGAGCAAGAAAAGCAAATCTTGCCAAACTTCTTGCCACTGAAAATATTTCCGTTGTTCACAAAAACATTCCAACTGCTTATTTCGATGTGCAAAATCGTGTTCTCGGTTTGCCTAATTGGGATAATGCTTCTAAAGATGTTTTCGACCTATTGGTTGGGCATGAGGTAGGACACGCATTATATACACCAAATGATGCAATCGAGGATTTTATCAACGAAGTCGATTCAGCAAATGCTGGTGCAGTCCATTCATTTATCAACGTTATCGAAGATGCTAGAATTGAACGCAAAATCAAACGGAAGTTTGCTGGTTTGCGTAAGAACTTTTATAATGGATACAAGGAACTTCTTGATCGTGATTTTTTTGGTCTGAAGGATAGAGATATTCTATCGTTTAGTCTGATTGACCGAATTAACATTCATTACAAAGTTGGTTCTCTGTTAGAAGTTCCGTTTTTCGAGCATGAAAAGCACTGGTTAGAAAAGATTGACAAAGCAGAATCATTTGATTCTGTGCTTGATGTTGTTCGTGAAATTTACAATTCTGAATCATCTGAAACAGACGATCATACCACACCAGATTATGGTGATGATAATGCTGATTATGATGATGATTCTGGTGATAATGATGGTGTTGCAGATTCCAAGTCTGATGGTAGCAATGATTCAGATGATGATTCTGGTTCACAATCTGCTGGTGCTGATGATACAGACGAAAATGGTGATGAATCTATTAGTACTGGTGCTGGTGAAGAAACACCAGATGATGGTTCTGATAAATCTTCTGATGGTCGTAGTGGAAATGCGACTAAACCGTCTGGTGCAGAAACTGAAACCAATTTGTCTGATGCAATTGCAGAAGAATTTGTCGATGAAAATAGTGTAGAATCGTTTTATGGTGCAATACCTACATTAGATGCAGATGATTATATTCGACCATTATCTAATGTTCACGAAGAACTTAGTGAGTATTACAATTATCCTAGTCTGATTGATGAAACTACCGAAAACTATCGGAAGTTTAAAAAGTCAGTTACGAAAACTGTCAACTATCTGGTCAAGGAATTTGAACTCAAAAAGAATGCTGAACAAATGGCAAGGGCATCTGTTTCTAAAACTGGTGTGATTGACATAAATAAATTGCATTCTTACAAATTCAACGAAGACCTATTCAAACGTGTTACAACTGTGCCGAATGGAAAAAATCATGGTTTGGTTATGTTTGTCGATTGGTCTAGTTCATTTGCTGATTCGATTGGTTCTGGACTCGAACGGATAATTGAGATGGTTATGTTCTGTCGAAAAATCAATATTCCATTCGATGTTTATGGTTTCTCTGATAATTCAATCAATAAAAAATATGATGAAACCTATGAGGATAGATTAGCAAGGTTTAGTCAACAGTTCGACTCTGGTGATTTAGTCATTAGTGAGTTTCAATTGTTGCACTTGTTGTCTAGTACAGTCAAGACCAAAAAATTCGATGAACAATTGAGAAATATTTATGGTCTATCGGCATCATTCAAGGAAAGTGCTTATTCAGTTCCTAGAGGTTTCCAGTTGGGTGGAACTCCGTTGAATGATACAATTATCGTTGCTAATGACATTCTTGCCAAGTTTCGGAAAAAGTACGGTGTTGAGATTATCAATACGGTATTCGTTACAGACGGTGATTCTAATTCGGTTAGTGGTGTTAAAGATGAAAACGGAAACGTTTCGACATTTGGTAGTGGTAGTTGGTATTCACCAGATTCCTCGATTCTTGAGGATAGAATAACTCGCAAGTCATACCCGATTGGCAATCGTTATGATCTGACAAATGCTCTATTGCAGTCTTTATCAGATAGACACAATGTCAATACGATTGGGTATTTTATTGGCAACCGAGCGCATGATTGCGTGAACGCAATACAAAGACATAGCAATTTTGACAGATGGTCTGATGGTTATAAACCATTAGTCAAAAAATTGAATCGTGAAAAGTTCATCTCAATTGAAGACCACGAAGGGTATACTGAATTTTTCATCATCAAAGGTGGAAAAGATATGGATGTTGATGATAATGGTTTTAGTGTCGAGGAAGGTGCTTCAAAACGGAAAATGACAACCGCATTCAAGAAGCACACCAAGTCCAGATTAGAAAATCGAGTTATGTTGTCTCGATTTATCGAATTGATTGCCTAACAGGGGGTATTATGGTTAGCAGAAAAGTCCAACAGAAACGTGCAAAACGGTCAATGGTTTCCAAGCAGAAACGTAAGCAAAGACAAATCCAAAAGACTCAACTAGCACAACAATTATCAGCAATGAAAAATTTCCGCAAAGTAGAGATCAATGATGAAACGGATTTGACAAAATTCGTAGATCAATTAGACCCAAATGAATATGGAAAGTCATGGGGTATAAGTGGAAACGATGAATTGAAAGAAAAAATGGATAGAGTTGTTGCTGAAGAACTCGCAAGACAGAAAAGTGAGGAACGTGAGCAACGAAAAATAAATCCAGATCAGATTTCTGATACTGGAAATTTTGAATTCGGTGAAAGTACAACTGATACCGAAAGTGATGAAACTGATACACCAGTTGAAACTGGAAACTTTAAATTTGGGCAATAGGGAGATATATGGCAAGACGCAAAAAAGTTCAAAAATCTGTTAAGACGTTCAACAATCCAATGAATGAGCAAGATGTAACCCAAGCACTAAACTGGTATTATAACAATACCAGTGATAAATTGCATAAGGGTTACATGAAGCAATACATCGAAAAATTCGGACTTCTCAAAGGCAAAAAAAACTTCAAAGGGGTTAATGAGTATGTGGTTGACCCCACCTATTCAATCGTTGCTAAAATGATTGCAGATGGTTATGTCTTACCCGAAAAACACCAAGACAAAATTCATAACTATGCACTGAAGTTTGTCGAGGAATTACAGGTCAAACCAAAACCAAAACCAGAAGTTAAGGAAGTCAAAGAAAAACCAATCAATCAGCAACCAGTGCAAATTGTTTCTCGATTGATTGGTGAAATTGAATTTGAGATTGACAAATTTCTGGACAGCAACTGCAAGACAGATTTTTCGTTAAGAAAGTTTTTGCTAGGTCATAACCCTAAACAGGGTATAGTTAGCAAAATACGAATGTGGTATCGTAGACAACTAAAGGAATTGCAACTCTCGATTGCAATGGGTGCTAAGGGTGTTGCCAATAAAGACATCAAAGAAGCATACGGATATATGACTGTACCACAGAGAAAACGATATATCAAATTGATCGAGAGTTTTGTCAAGGATTGCGAAGAATATACCACTGGCAAAAAACAAACTCGGAAACCTAGAAAGACCAAAAAATCCAAAGGTTCCGAAACAATGGCAACCTTAGAACAACATTTAACAACCCTATGAAAAATAGCAAAGTTTTACAACATCCGTCTACACCAAAATTAATGGCAGACCCAACACCAATTGCCGAAGATTGTCTCAATGAAATGCTTCCACTGATGATTGATGTTTTGGATGCACATGGTTTTGATGTGGCAGATTCAGATTTTCAAAAGGATTTTCGGATTGTTGTTGAATTTGTGCGTGCGATTTTATTTGGACAACTGGGTGTAAATCATGAATTGCAGGTTGGTTTAGGTCAACAAAACCCACTAAATATAATTGACAATCCAATAAAGGATGAATAAAAATATGGCAATATTAGTGGACTACAACCAAGTCTTTATCAGTGGTCTGATGAAACAACCCAACCTAATGCGTGATGGTGTGCAAGTTGATCTAGTCAGACACATCGTACTCAATCAAATTCGCATGTATCGGAGCAAATATCACAAGGAATATGGTGAACTGGTGATATGCTGTGATAACCACAACTATTGGAGAAAATCCATTTTTCCCCATTACAAAGCAAACCGTAAGAAAATGCGTATGACATCAGATTTCGATTGGAACGGAATTTTCGATGGACTACACATGGTTAAATCTGAACTGAAAGAAAATTTTCCTTATAAAGTACTAGAAGTTAAGACCTGTGAAGCAGATGACATCATTGCTGTGATTGTCTCTAATTTTAAAAATGGTCAAACTCTAATACTTTCTGGTGATAAGGATTTTATGCAATTGCAGAGATTTGAGAATGTCTCTCAATATTCACCCATGCAAAAGAAATTTCTAGTTGCTGAAGATCCAGCAAAGCAACTGAAAGAACATATTCTAAGGGGAGATAAATCAGACGGAATTCCTAATATTCTCTCAGATGACGATGCCATCATCAATGAGGAAAAACGTCAATCCCCATTATCAGGTGCAAAGGTAGAAAAATGGTTAGACCTAGAACCAGAGATTTTTGCCGATCAAAAGACTCTGCAAAATTACAAACGAAACCAGAGATTGGTTGACCTAACCTTAGTACCTATTAACCTAGTCGAAACTATCAAGGAACAATACCTAAATACAAAAGGACAAGATCGAAGCAAGATTTTTGCTTATATGATAAAACACCGATTGAAAAATTTAATGGAAAACTTGGAGGAATTTTAGAATGGAAAAATCATTACATGAAATATTTACAGAAGTCGAACAAGCAAAGTCCTATAAGGCAAAGGCAGAAAAATTAAAAGAGTATGAAACCGATGGACTAAAAACCATTCTGAGAGGTGCATTTGATACCAGAATAGAATGGAAACTACCCACAGGAAAACCACCTTACACCGAGTCAACTGCACCAGACTATGATCTTGCTGACCTACATTTAGTCAGAGAAGCAAGAACACTTGGAAGATTTGCCACATTTGAAGGCAGAGATACCAATCAATCTCAAGGTTTGAATAAGTTAAGATTAGAACAACTCTATATCCAATTGCTAGAAGGACTACATCCAACTGAAGCAAATATCGTAATAGAGATGGTCAAGAAAAAACTACCCTATAAAGGACTAACGGCAAAGATTGCCAATCGTGCCTTTCCAAATTTAATACCTGAAGATCACATGATCGTACCTAAATGAAAGGATGAGATAAAATTATGGCAAAAACATTTTTCATTGACATTGACGGAACACTGGTCAACCACCTTTCTAATGACCAAATATACGAGGGTGTTGAAGAACAGGTACTACCAGATGCTCCCCAATTCGTGCAAACAATTTATAATGAAGGTCATTTTGTGGTTCTAACAACTGCTAGACTATCAAGAGATCAAGAAGTTACGGAAGCAATGCTTAAAAAATTTGAGATACCGTATCATCATATCATTTTTGATCTAGGTAGTGAGGAAAGAATCCTAATCAATGACATCAAACCACCATTTGCACAGGATGACCCAACCCTGAAAAAAACTAAACCAACTGCATATGCTATCAACGTAGAACGCAATAAAGGTTTCAATGACATACTAAGATATGACTTCATGAAACTTATGAGAGATGGCAAGCAATACCTATGGCAGATATTAGGTTAGACAAAAAAAGGAATTTAATATGGATAGAATTGATTGGTTGTTGAAACAGAGAAATTTTACAATCAATATAGAAAAAGAGAATGCTTGGATAGATTATGAAGTTTCTTCAGATTTAAATTGTTGGAAAATTTTTCATTCTCGGACTGATGAAAAAAAACCAATAGTGAAATGGGAACTAGAGCATGATATGGTTATGATTGATACTTTAGGTGAACATATTCCTCCTAATAACACTTGTCATAAGCAAGTGGCAATCAATAAAGCATTAAAAGCAATTGAATCTCAATGGAAACTTAGATGCAAAGTAGGAAATTGGTGGTATATAAGTGAAAATCGAGAATTGATTGACTTTAGTGAAAGTGTCAAGAAACGGTGGTTGCGGAAACCTAAACTTCCACAGAATTTTAGAGATGGTATGATGCTTCCTAGATAAAAGGATATAATATAATGTTTGAAATTAATGAGACAATCATGAAAGAAGTGGATTCAACTATATCTGCTAATGATCTAAATTATAATCTACCAGAAAAAATTGATCTGTATCCGACCTATTATAAAGAAGGAATAACGGTTAGGTCTTTTCGAGTTAGATGCTTGGGTTGTAATGAGATATTTGTTTGTCCTGATGAAACGCATTGGACTCATAAAGAAGGTGATATGTTTCCTGAACTATATTGTAAGAATTTTACCAATCCTGATAATTATTGTGATTATCATGGGTTCACTGATATAGTTCATGGATTTGTAATGATGGACGATGATATTTATCCTGATATTAAGTCTAATGATTGGGTTGTAAGAAATTTGTCTGAAAAAGAACAGAGAAAATATAATATTCGGACAGAAATCAATATCATAAAAAATAGAAGGAATCCAGATTACAAAAGGTATAAAGAATTTGTCGAACATGTCTATAAAACTGATATGTGGCACAAGGTTGATATTCCTCTCTGGAAATAAACCTTTCGTACCGTATGGGGCAACTTTCCAACATTTGGAGAGATCTGCCCCATTTGGTGCATATTTGGAAAAACGTAAAATAAATATAATTCTCTGCGGTTCTTAGCACACCCGAAGTTGCAAATCATGACTTGCCCATTCCCCTTCGCATGTCTGCCAACACCTGTATGATTTTCTGCACACCACACCCACAAAAAAACTTTAAAAAAAATGCATTTTGACCTAAACCTTTCTAAACCCAGTGCGTCTAAATAGGTGTTGGCATTGCGAAGGGGCAATAGAATTATGGCACACACAAAAAAAGTTTAAAAAAAAGTGAAAACAACCTTGACTTTGACTTGACCATGTGGTATAATATGTATTGTAAGGTTGAGAAATCGGTTAGATAATTTTAAATCATTAGGAGAGAACATGAAATTCACAAACGGAGAAAAAGCACATATGAGATTTAAAAGTCAAGCACAGGCACGCAGGTGGGAAGCACACCAAAACGCAAGGTCTAAGAAAGTTTCACTGAATCGCATAGAAGTAACTACACCGATTGAGGTGCATGACTTATCTGATTGGACTGTTGAGACAATCACCTCAAGCACTGACCTAACCAAGTTCGACCATGTAGTACTGAGTGCTGTTCGATTGGCATTAGAGCATGGCACTACCATCACGTTGGGTTGTGTGATTGTTGACCCCAATCCAAAAAAAAGTTTAAATAAAAATGAAAATAACCTAAACCTTTCAAGTGGTTCGTGCGTCTAATATAGTGTAAGGGGTAAGGGTTGGGTTGGCAAAAAGACAGTCAACCCAACAAGGAATCCCTTTTCAGTAACCTACTAGTTTGCTAAATAGGCAAACCAACGATTAACCTTTTCCAAAAGGAATACAATTAGATTATGAAAATGACTGCCAAACGAATTGAATCTCTCACTGCTATTCTTACCGAACATCCCAATGCAAAAACTCTGAGACAATCTGAGATTACAAAAGCATGTGCCAAGCATGGTCTTGCACCAGCATGGTGGATTATGCAAAATGATGATTTCAAATTAGGTGGTGGATTATTTACAATTCCTGATGCAAGTCTGTTAGAAAATTCTGTACCAAAGAAAGAAACCAAAAAGACAGTCAAGGTAAGTAAAGTTCCTACGAAAAAATCTCAAAAAATTTCTCAGAAAAAAATTGAGAACAATGTTGAGAGTACTTCCCCTGTGGTACATCGTCTGTCGATGATACCTGAAGCAACACCAAACTTTGTCAAGCATGGTCATTACAAGGACGTAGAGAACGTGGTCAAGTCGGGTATGTTTTTCCCAATCTTTATCACTGGTCTGAGTGGCAATGGAAAAACCTTGATGGTCGAAAATGTTTGTGCCAATCTCAAACGTGAGATGGTTCGTGTCAACATTACTATTGAGACTGATGAAGATGATTTGCTTGGTGGATTCAGATTGGAAAATGGTGAAACCAAGTTCCACAAGGGCCCTGTGGTCGAAGCAATGGAAAGTGGTGCTGTTCTTTTGTTGGACGAAGTTGACCTAGCATCCAATAAAATTTTGTGTCTACAACCAGTGCTTGAAGGTAAGGGTGTCTATCTCAAAAAGATTAATCAGTGGGTTCGACCAGCAGATGGTTTTACAGTGATTGCTACTGCCAATACTAAAGGCAAAGGTTCAGACTCTGGTGCTTTTGTTGGAACTAACATTCTTAATGAAGCATTCCTTGAGAGATTCTCAATTACTATGGAACAGGAATATCCGTCTGTTGCAGTTGAGACTAAAATCTTGCAAGGTGAATTTGCTTCTAAAGGTATTGCTGATGATGGTTTTGCTAAAAACCTAGTCGATTGGGCAGATATGATTCGTAAGACTTTTTATGATGGTGGAATTGACGAAATAATTTCCACCAGACGATTGGTTCATATAGCAAATGCCTATTCCATTTTTCAGAACACTAGCAAAGACGTGGGTAAGGTTCGTATCAAAGCAATCGAATTGTGTATTGCTCGGTTTGATGATGAAACCAAAGAAGCATTCAAAGACTTGTATGAGAAGGTTGATGCTGAAGTAACATCGTCAGTCGATAAAGAAGACATCCCATTCTGAAAGAAAAAGAAAATGCAACGTGGTGAATATCATGACATTTATGATGCAGGGTTTGATGAAGCAGGAAACCCAATTCCTGCTTCACCTATAACATATCAATCTGATTATTAGGAGAATTATATTATGGGAAATATCATTAGAATGCTAAATAATAGAACACCGAAGTCAATTCGGTATCGCAATAAGAAACGTTCCGAAAAATATCTTCGGTCAAAGTCATCTCGTAAAATGGTAGATCGAAAAGTTAAGTCAAATGCAATCGAGAAAATTCTCCAACAGGAATTTGAAAAGGAAGTAAATGGGCAATCTGAATGAAAAAAATAAAAGAGTTTCTTGCCGATATGTTATTCTGGGTCTTTACGGGTTGTCTATTTTTTGCGTTGGGTTTACAGTTAGCATTTTTGGTCTTGTGGCAGATATTATCTCTGGTCGTGGATTTAGTTGGTATGGTGTGTGGTTCAGTCTATGTCTCATTCTTGGGATTTGCTTCATTAGTCAATCAAGAATGGGCAGAAAAAAAATTAGAACAGGCAATTAGGTGGTCGGATAGTAAAGATGAATGATGAACCGTATGAGGTAGAACCAAAAAAAGATTCCAATGCAAGGGTCAATTATCGGTACGTTACCGAAGTGATGGGTGTACCGTTGCGTTGGTTCATGGAATTTGTTGAACATGTCAATGATTGTGTAGAATTATCAGTGGTTTTAGACAAGGTTATAAAGGAAATTGATGATAAAAATGAAGAAGAATTTGACAAACTCGAAGAAATTGCCCAAAAACTTGACCGATTTAGAGATGAATTCTACGATAAACTTTGAAGATGTCTTAGATATTCAAGAAGCAGACATTGAAGAAATGATGATGTTACTTGACCAGAATGTCGATCAGATAGAAACCATTATGGAAAGTTTATCTGAAGATGCTTATTTTGAAAACCTTGAATATGAAATTCGATATAACTAATAGTGTTAAAAGCACCTGTTTATGACCTGTTTATTACCCAAGAATACGATTTAACCATTACAGAACAGGCAATTAGAGTCATAAAAGACCGAATATTAGAAGAAAATATGATTCTAATTCAGGTTTATTTGCTGGTTTTTGTCAACGATTCTGGTTTTGGTATGGGTATTCAGTACCGTAGCAACCCTATTAATCATGTTTTACAGATAATTAAGAAGGTAGACGGGTTAGCAATTGCTGTTTCAGAAGACGATTATAGTAAACTCAAAGGGTCGATCATCGACTACGATGGTGAAGTTTTCACCATAAAGGTGAAAAAATTATGAAAAATTGCACACATGGGGTTAAAAAAGAATTGCAAAGCATAGAGAATTACATCGAAATGTTGGAAAAGAAACTTATTAAACAGTCAAAAAAGTTAGAAGATGCTGAACGGGAACTGACAAAATTGCGTAGAGATGTTGAGTGTTACGAATATGGTGAAAAACTTAGAAAGGCATGGGCAAACGGTGAAATCGAAAATTAGTGTAGACGAATATCTCAAAGACAAGATATTTACTTACTGTAATCAACTTGCTGAAAAGGGTCAGAAATTTACAGGGTATAATGTCGCAGATGATTTAAAAGATGATTGGTGGAAAATCGCAATGGTTTTCTACGGTCAATGGGTAGAGCAAAATTCAAAGGATTTAGACATTAAGGAATTTTCAGATACGGAGTGGTAGAATGAAATTCGAGAGAAAAAAATCATTAAAGCAACGAGCAGCCGAAGCACCTGTCAGAACAAAGGTACGTCAGAAGAAAAAGAAGAATATAGTAATCAAGAAACAGACCAAATGGGATCGTTTCAAAACATGGTTAAACACCGAATTGTGGAGATTTTAAAATGAAAAATATTATTATGATACTAATGGTGGCAATCAGTCTGACAGCATCATCACAGGTTACAGATGATATAAGTTTTTATGAAATTATTGTAAAGGGTAGTCTTTTTCGTCCATTAGGGTGGACTGAACCAAATAAAAAACCTAAATATAAATTGATAGGTACGAGAGTCAATGACGATGGAAGTGCATGGGCATACATGAGTTTAGACGGAAATCGTTATGTTATTAATGCATTACGAGTCGGTAATAATATAGATGGTACAACCGTCAAGGAAATTACTACTCGTAAGGTGGTTATGGAAAATGGAGATATTTATGAGTTACCAGCAACTGAATTCCTCACACGAACTGATAAAAGAGATAAACGTTCTTCGATCCGAAGTTCAACGACTGTGCGATCAGAATCACAAGTTAGCAAAAGAGAAGGAAGAACTAGAAGGCAAACTTCAAACCGCACTGGCAGAAGTCGGGAAAATCTTAGGAAGAGATGGGAGTCGTTTCAATCCGCAACACCCGAAGAAAGGGAACGCATGATTAAAGAATTTAGACAAGGAAGGGGAAGAAAATAAATTGTTGAACAAAGGAGAGATTAAATAATGACAGATGAATTAGAAAATGAGGTGGAAAATGACCATGAGATGATATTACTACTCAAGAAAGAAATCGAGGAATTGGGTAGTAGGGAAGACCAACTCGAAAAACAACTGATAGAAACACAGGCAAGTTATAATGAAACCAGTGAGCAACTCGCATTTCATGAAAAACTTTCAGCACAACAAGCATTATTAAAACACGTTTTTTACGGTGTTCTTTCTATTATTATTGCTATGTGGTCTTTGGTTTTTGTTGGTTGGTTCACCAATCAAACATCAATTGAAAGAGAAATGGCATTTTTTGAAAGGATCATTTTGGTTCTAATTGGCATTGTTGGTGGTGCTGTGTCTAGTTTCTTTGATGTCCGTAACTTTACTTTGAATACAAGCAAAAATGGGGGTTCTAATGGAAACGGTAATGGGAATGGCAATGGCAAACGACCAGAAGATACTGGATAAAGGAAATGAAAATATGAAATTGACAATTGCATCTGAACATGGTATGGATTTGATGGAAGCAGTCAGGGCAGAACAGACTGCAAAGGCATTAAAAGCAAGGGCAAATTTACGAGTTTTGTTGAATAAACCTGTGGGTATCGGTGAGCATACTGACTTAGTTGCTGAAGTTTTGGCATTTGTTGAACAGATTGCAGATGCAGAAGATAATTTAGAAGTAATTGATAACTTGATGGGTGATAATAGTCCAAAATTATTAAGTGAATAAATATGAAATTTGATGATGATGGTAAGGTGAGATTAGATACCAGAAATTACAAGGTGGTCTTGTTGATTGAACTAGATGCCATTACCGATCATAGTATTACACCTACGGAAATGGTTGACCAGATTCGTGGTGGTATCATGTTCAAAAAAACTTATGATAGATTACACTTGGCAAATTTGTCAATGGAATATGAGGTTCACGTTCAAGACGATACAGTCGAATTGGTAGAGGTATAGTAATATGAGATTGATTTTTGTTATGATGGTTGTTGTGTTAATTGGTGGTTGTTCAGAGTACAATAGTGATATGAGAGTTGTTTGGTCAACTAGTATCCAAAATCTCGATGATCCGTATGGTGATGCTTGGGAAGAACGAGAAATTTTAGAACCCATTAAGTGTAGGGATGGTTCAACACTTTATGTTGATCCGTACACCAAATTCAAATATTGCCTACCAGAAGGTTTTAACAATGTTCGCAATCTAAACGCATATAGGGTAAAGTAATATGTTTGAATCAAAAATAGTTGGGTTGTGTTTTCTAGTTTTTATTCTGACTGCATGTTTGTTTGTAATCAGTAGTTTTTTGACAGGTTGTGATTTTAGAGAAAATGCTGTTATCAGGGAACAGACCGATATTTTCACTGATGAAATTCGAGAGAAGAATAAGGATATGCAGTTACTTGCCAATCAGTTGAAAATTGCTCAAGAACAAAATAAGAGATTGGAATTGATGCTGTTGTGTCGGGAAGATCAAATAGATGAAAAGGTCGATCAAGCAAAGAAAGATTCTCTCAAAGAAAATCCAATACTAATTTCTATAAATAAAACACCTGAGAAATCTAACAAAACACAAAAGGAAAGAGAAGGAGTTGTCAACCAATGAAAATCAGACTATTAGTAATGGGAATGCTATTGATGCTTTTGTCTTCATGTGCGGTAAAACCTGAGTTTCTAGTAGAAGGACGTACTGTTATTAGGTCAACGGTGATTACAGAATCCCAGTTATTGGAACAGCAAAGATTGGAAAGACATCTTTGGAACTGGAAGAATAGACAACGTATTAGATTTCAAATGGAGATGATGAGACACAGACATCCACAAATGAGAATAGGTAGAAATACCTATAATCCCAATCGAAGGGGAATTCGTAGACACATCATTCGTAGGAAGCATAACGGTGTTAGAATTCATAAAAGAAATTATTGGTCTAAGACAGATAAGCATCCACAGGAGTAAGTAATATGAGAGAAGAAATTAGAGTGCTACGGAAAATATTTAAAAAAATGAATATCATGATTCGTACCAAAGAAGATATGCCAGATAAAGGATGGTACGATGAATATCGTTTTCTGGAAAGGCAACGGGATAGATATGTAAAAAAGTTGAATCCGTCCGTAGGGCGGAATCTGAACGAAATACTCTTTTAATAAGAGAGGAAAAAAGGTTAGAAATAGAAGATAAGCAGAAATTGATACAGCAAAAAAATGATGCTATAAGACGGAAATACGAAGCAGTTGTTGATAGGTGGAATAATAAAACAGGAAATAGACGGAGATAGTAATGTTTTTTCTTGACTTTCTTCTAAAAATGTGGTATAATATGTTTGAAAATGAGGAGTCTTTGAGTGGTTATAACTGAATTGAAAAAAGGTGATGCTGTTCCATTTATCCACAATTATCATTATAGCAAAATACTTCCTAGACTGACTAAGAAATATCTCGGTGTAGTGGATAACGGTGAACTGATTGGTGTTATAACGTTGGGTTGGGGAACACAACCATTACAGACTATTAGAAAGATTTTTAGTAATCATGAATTGACTAGTGATGATTATTTTGAGATTGGTAAGATGTGTTTTACACCAGAAATCAATCAATCTAATTATGGTAGTCGTATAATTTCGTTGTTGGTGAAATGGTTGAAGAAAGAAACTGATATTATGTTTTTATATACACTGGCAGATGGTATCATGGGTAAATGTGGATATGTATATCAGGCATCTAACTTTCACTATATCGGTAATTTTTCAACTAGTGTTTACTATGATAGAAAAAGTGGAGAAAAAATACATCCACGTAGTGCTAAACAGTTATGTATTGAGAATGCACAGTGGGAAGGTAAGAAAAAGGTATTTTGGTTGACTCATGATTTCTGTGAGCATAAAGGAATTGATAAGATTAATGGGTTGATGTTTCGTTATATCTATCCGTTGAATAAAACAGCAAAGAAAATATTAAAATCGTATCCTGAGTATATGAATAACAAAAACCCTAAAGATGCAGATTTAGTTTTTCAAAAACGAATATCCAGAGGTAAGTTTGAGGAGATTGAAAAACCCGATTTTAACATGGACATATTTAAACATAATTTTCAGAAATGGTAGGTCATATGGAAGTAACATTAATTGATAAGATGGGTACGGATTTGACAGTTGTGAATGCGGCGAGGGTTAGTTTTGGTAAAAAGAAAAAGAAGTTTACGGATGCGGATACTAGACTTATTGACTATCTTGCTAGGCACAATCATTGGACTCCTTTTGGCCACTGTTCTTTACAGTTCCACATTGTTGCTCCAGTATTTGTTGCAAGGCAGTTAGTTAAACACCAAGTAGGTTTGGTTTGGAATGAGGTATCACGAAGATATGTAGATTCTGAACCAGAATATCATATTCCTGATGCATGGAGACAACGAGTTAAGGATAAGAAGCAAGGTTCTGATCCTGATAGTAACGTTGAAAATATCTTTACATCAGAATATCCACATCTATTGGAGAGAATCACCCATCTCTACAATAGAATGATTGACGAAGACATTTGTCCAGAACAGGCACGAATGCTTCTACCACAGAGTATGATGACAGAATGGTATTGGTCGGGAACGTTAATGGCATTTGCTAGGGTTTGTAATCTCAGGTGCAAACCAGATGCCCAATTAGAAACACAAGAAATTGGCAATCAGATAGATGCTATAGCATCGAAAGAATTTCCAGTTTCTTGGAAGGCACTACGGGAGTAGTAAAAGGAGACAAAACAGAAATGAAGAACTTTTTTGGAGATGACGAAGTTCCCCTATATTGTTTAAGGCACGAAAGTGTAGGGTACGGGAAAAAGAAATTTTGGACAGTTCGTGCCAACACAGGAGATCATAGATTAGTAACTGTAATGGGAAACAAACAAGAGGCCATCTCTTGGATTGAGAAAAATACTGAGGTTACAAGGTGGTTAAAGAAAAATGAAAAAAGTCGTTGTTATAGGTGATATTATATTAGATCAGTATGTTCATGGTGATGTAACTAGAACATCACCAGAAGCACCAATTCCGATTCTTGAACAGAATCAGGTTGAATACCGTTTGGGTGGAGCTGCCAATGTAGCATCTGCTCTAAAATATATGGGTGAAAAGACCGTTGATGTTCAACTCGTTGGTATACTCGGAACCGATGCAGAAGCAGAGAAGGTAGAACTTCTCTGTTTCCAATCAGGAGTAAATCCATATATCATACATAAGATAGAAGGACATCCAACAACATTAAAGACACGATACCTAAACAAAAATAAGCAGTTGTTGCGTGTTGATCGTGAGGAAATTATTGAGCATAATGTTGTTTCTAGTCATAATGTAGGTGCTATTTTAGAAGATTCGGAGATAGTAATAATGTCCGATTATGATAAAGGGGCATTGAATCCACAAACTATACGTTTGATTATTGAATATTGTAATGAGAATGACATCACGACTATAGTTGATCCCAAATTTGATAATTTTTGGGAATATGAAAAGGCAACAATTTTCAAACCAAATATGAGAGAATTAAAGGGTGCATTGTATTACAAATTAGGAAAACGTTTTGTCGAATATAATGATATTGATGCTGATACTTATAGTATGATTGCCGAAGTTAATACTAGAATAAAGTGTGAGAATTATGTAGTAACTGATGGTGATAAAGGAATGACGTTGATTAACAATGGTCAAATATATTTTGGTGCAGATAAAAGACAAATCATTGATGTTACAGGTGCTGGTGATATAGTGGTATCTACCATTGCAATGAGTTTGATAATGGAAAATGATTTGAGGAAGTCTGTTCATTATGCCAATAAAGCAGCTGGTCTTTCAGTCGAACAACTTGGTTGTGGTCGAGTTAAATATGGAGAGATTGTAGAGTTTGATACACTATTATGAGAATAAGTAACATTATAGGGTCAACTAAATATATGGGGTGGTTATACCCCATTTTTTGTCGTGAAATTAAGGATAAACCTAAACCTAGAAGGTATAAGGTCAGAGAGGTGAAATATGAAAGGTCTAGTCAGAGAAATCGCAAATCGGGTGCTGGAACAGATTTTGGAAAGCACTGATGATTTAGTTGATAAGATGATTGAGAAATTGCTTGAAGAAGGTGATGAATTTATTGAGCAAATTGTTGATAAATTAATAGACAAAATCCTAGATGGGTTAGGAGATGATGATTGAAAAAAATAGATGGGTATGATTTTTTTGTGGATGCTCATGAAGTAAATCAACCTGATGATATGGATGTTTTCCAAAGGAATGTTATAGAAGATCAATATGGTCTGAGGGATAAAAATATTATAAATTCAATACCTAAAGTGATTTTTGATTGTGGGAGTCATATAGGTGCATTTAGTTATGTGGCAAAATCTTTATGGCCAGATTCCTTGACGGTTTTAATTGAACCAAATTTTTATTCTCTGGAAATAGCAAAAGAAAATATACAACAAGTATCTAAAAACAATTCAATCTTTATAGAAGGTGGAATCTGGTATGGTGATAAGAAACCAAAATATTTTACCAGAAATGAGTATACCAAAACTTCTAGCAAGTTTGTTGGAGAAACAATGGGTTACTACGATACAAAGGTTGAGAAATATTATCAAGAAAGTCTTCTGATGGATGAACCGTATATACATAAAGACGAAGGTATAGATGTGTATAAGATAGAAGATATTATGAATTTTTTAGAAATTGATTATATAGATATTTTGAAGTTGGATATTCAAGAAGCAGAATACGATTTTTTTAAAAAGACTTCATTGACATCAGATGATATTGGTCTTTTTGTAGGAGAGTTACATGATTGCTCTTTTTATCCTACTGATACCTTTGAAGAAAAGTCTAAATTACTTACTGACAGGTTTGATAAACACACTGTTGTGAGCAGACAAAGGCAAATGCAAGGTGGGGAAGAAAAATATGTTTTTTATGCAAAGAGGGAGAAATAGTAATGCCATTTTATGATTATAAATGTAAGGAATGCGACTACACTTGGGAAGAACAACAGAGTGTTGACAGTCGTAATGTTCCTAGATACAATCCTTGTCCAAATTGCGGTACGTCCGATAACATTATATTGGTGATTGGACAACCAGCAATTGTTGATAGTATCAGAATGGGTGTAACGAAACCACCAAGTGATGTACAAAACCGATTGCGTGAAATACAAAAAGCACATCCGAATATGAAACAGGGTCGTCATGGTCAAAATATAACTGAGGTATAGTATGGAATTACTATCGGAGAGAATATCGAAGAAGTTGGTTGAAAAATTAGAAGGTGTTTTAAAACCAAGTCCTGAACAGAATGCACAAGACCTATTAACTTGTTGGTTATCGGGTCAGATGTCAGAAAAGCAATGGTTAGGACATTTAGAAGAAAATCCAGTATTGAGAAAACTGAAAGAAAATTATTATTCTGCACCAGATTGGCCAGAACCAGAAAATTATTATTCTGCACCAGAACCAGAACCAATCGTTGAATATAGTAAAGGAGATAATACAATGAAAACAACATTTGAAGAAATTATTGAAGTGGTATTAGCACATGAAGGCGGTTTTGTGGACGATCCAGATGACCGAGGCGGAGCTACTAATTGGGGCGTAACTCAAGCAGTATGGGAAGACCACCTTGAGGATGAATTCACTAGTGAAGATGTACGAAATTTTACCAGAGAACAAGCAATTGCATTGTACAAAGAAGAATTCTGGATTCCATCACAGGCAGAAAAACTACCCGAAGAAATCAGAGAGATTTACTTCGATATGTGTGTCAATCATGGTCAACGGAATGCAGTCAAGATTCTACAAACTGCTGTCAATGCGAAGGGTGGGAACATTGATGTTGATGGTGCTATTGGCCCGAATACAATAAGAGAAGCATCCAAGTTGAAACTTTGGGAAGTTCAAGTCGAACGGTCAGGGTTTTATTGGAACTTAGTATTTGTTGGGTCTTTTTACGGAAAAAGAAATTCTCAGCAGAAATTTATTAGGGGTTGGATTAGACGTTGTTTCAATTTAGGATAATAATATGTTTAAACATGTTGGACACTCTTTGGATGAATTACTAACTGAGGAGATAAACGGAAATAGACATTATGTGGTGGGTACTGAAAAGTACCCATCCATCACTACCATATTGGGTAAAAATCCTGATAAAATAGACGGTATTAAAAAGTGGAAGAAACGAGTCGGAGAGGAAAAGGCAGATAAAATTTCTACTCGTTCATTGAGAGTTGGTTCTAAAGTTCATGAAATGGTAGAGGATTATTTGAATAATGATTTCGATTTTGAAAATGAAAATGATTTTATATCAATGGATATGTTTACACCATTGATGCCGATTCTTAAAGAAAATATTAACAACATACATGCACAGGAAGTTTGTTTGTGGTCAGATTACTTAAAAACTGCTGGTCGTGTTGACTGTGTTGCTGAGTATAATGGAAAATTGTCGATTATAGATTTTAAAACATCGAAAAAACCCAAAAAACGAGAATGGATTACCGATTATTTCCAACAAGCATGTGCGTATTCTATCATGTGGGAAGAAAGAACGGGTATTCCTATTACACAGTTAGTTGTTCTTATCACAGTTGCGGATGATAATCCACAGATTTTCCTAGAGCATCGTGATAATTGGTCGGAACATCTATTAGGTTCTATCAAGTACTATTACGAGGTATATTCAAATGGACTTTAATTTAGATTTTGATACAGATTTCGATTTTGGTATTACTTCTGTTAGTTCAGATCAAGTTGAACAGAATAAGATGCAGACGGAAAAACTAGAACAGGTATCTGCCAGTTCTGAAGGTGTAACTCAACGTTTAGGTGATATTGAAAATACATTGGAATATATGAAATCTGTTCTTGAACTAAAAAATCAAGAAGAGATTGATATGAAAAAACAAGAACTTTATACTGCTTATGCAGAACGAATGAAACAAGTCGAAAAATTAACCATTCCTTTACTACTAAATCTAGCAAAAAATTCGGATACCAATCCTTATATACACTGGCCTAACAGGAAAGAGATTGTTGAAGCACAAATTCAGAAGATTTTGACTGTTACCAGAGGTGAATAGTGATGAATCATGCCAAAACATTTAGAGGAAAAGATAGATAAGACCCATAAGTCTGATTGGCATGGAGCTGCAGGGATTACAGGTTGGATTGCATTGCTCCTACCTGTAATGTCTGAGTTCGAGGGTGTAGGTGAAGAATTTTTTATGGGTGTTGGTGGAGCAAGTGCCGCTTCAGTGTTTGTAATTCTAATGAAAATTGGTAGAGTTACTGCTATGGCAGGGGATTTGCGAGATGAACATAAAAAGCACCTAAACGAAGAACAAGAAAAGGACATAGAACGGATTGAGGAAAAAAGAGAACGTAGAACCAATTCAAAATATCTACACGATTTTTAAAAAAAGTGAAAAAGACCTAAACCTTTTGGGCAGTTTGTGCGTCTAATATAATGTAAGGGGTAAGGGTTATAGAATATGAAAATTGATGAAGTTAGTTATGTTAAATCACTAATAAAAGAAGTCTACGATCATGGTGGGATGCAGAATCTAGTCAAAGGAAATATTTGGATTCAGAGATTGATTGAAATAAAAGGTAATGATTACTTCGATCAGTTTGTTGAAGAACTAAAACAGAACAAACCAGCAGTTTTTGATCCACCACCATTAAAGAAACAGGAATCAAAGGTTGTAGGGTCAGAAACCCAAGCAAATTTTGATTCTAATATTGCTGATATGGACAGTCCTACAGCAAAAAAACGAATAGAAGAACTTACCAAAGAATTGAATTATCACAATAACCTTTATTATAATCATCCTGATAGTGTTGAACTATCTGATTATGAATTTGATATGATGTTGAAAGATTTGGAATCACTGGAAAAGAAATACCAATATAGTTTAGAAGATTCACCGACAAAAAAAGTTGGCAAGTAAAGTCGATTTTTCTTGACAACGACATATAAATATGGTATAATATAGTCGTTGAAGGGGAGAAATAAAAAAATGGAAAATGATTCAAAAATCTCAATGAGAATTGATGCGATGAATCCCAAATTTGAGGTAGAGATACAAGCAAACAATGTACAAGAGGTTAAGGAATTGCTTGATTATGCAATTGTCAATATTCGTACACCACAGACAACCACGAACACTTCTGTTTTGCCTGATTTGACAATTACACCATCTTCCAATTTTCAAGTTTCACCGATTTCAGACAAAGAGATTACTATCTCATCGTCTGATTATGAAATGGATTCCGAAGGGAATACATTTTAAGTTGTACCCCAAGAGTTATAGCAACCCAAGCGGTATAACGAAGGTAAGCCACACTACCTATGGGATATAATAGTGTGGCACGATTTAAAAACATATGGCAAATATATTAGGTATAATTTTATCGGTATCATTTAGCATTGCATATGTACCGCAAATTGTAAAAATGATCCGAAGAAAAAAATCGGACGATGTTAGTCTGATTATGCTTTTGATAAATGGTCTAGGTTACTTATGTGGTCTAGGATATGTATTGATGAAAGGGTTGGATGCATTTTGGTTGACGTTCAATTATTCATCAGGTTTTATTATGACAGTAGTATGTGTCATAACTTGGTATATCTATAAGGAGAGAATATGATAAACACTTACGGGTTACGAAAAACTACTGCGGTAGATTACTATGAAGTGTATCAAGAGGTTCAATCGGCAAAACAAGCTGCACGATTGAACATGAAAGTAGAACTGGCAACTCACGAACGTGAAAAGCACCAAGAATCAGTACAGGAAACTAGTACTAGTGGTGGTGTGAAGTCTGTGGGTAGTCTATTAGATGTTACGGTATAACAACATAAAAACAAATGAAAGCGGAGAATTGTATGCTAAGTGGTTTGACAGCAAAAACATTAGGTCGGTATCAAGAAGCAACTAAAATGATCGAAAAGAGCATGGAAAAGTTGGCATCAGGAACAGCAGACCTAAGTTCTGCTGATAAAGTAAAGTTGGGTAGAATTAATAATACCATTCATACTTTACAGACTGCCAATAGAGTTGTCAAGACAAATCAGGATTTGTTACAGACAGCACTTGCTGGTACGGATTCGATAACATCAGTTGTAACCAAATTAAAAGAACTGGCAACTAAAGCACAGGATGACCAGATAACAGATACGCATCGTGCAAGTCTTGTTACAGAATTCAATGAACTGTTAAAAGAGATTGATTATGTAGCAAAGAATACCGAATATGACGGAACTGAATTGATTGACGGTTCCTTTGGTTCTAGGCAAATTACTATTGATGGTGCTAATGAAGATCAAACGATTGATGTTTCATTAGGTGATTTGACTTTGAGTGGTTTGGGTATTGGTGCATATACTCATACATTAGAAGCAAATAATCCATTAATAGGTCAAGACAATGGAAATGGTGGTGTTTATGCTGAAGGTGATGAAATTAATGTTCCCGTTGCAACACTTAATAGTGTAGAGAATGCACAAAATGCTGTTTCTCGATTAGAGGACGCACTAGATACGTTAGAACTAGAACGGTCTAACCAGATTTCTAAAATCGAACGGTTTGACTTTACTATTTCACATATGGAGAGAATGATTGGAATAAACGAAGAAGCAATTTCCACTATCAATGACTTCGATGAAGCATCTGAAATGGCAAAATTGACAGGTTATCGAATTGAACAACAAACAGCAATTGCGTTGATGGCACAAGCACAACAACTATCTGCTGGTGTACTTCAACTTCTACAAGGATAATAATGAATAGTAAAGGTTTGACCGAATCTGAATTCGTGGAAATCACAACTCAACACCAACCAAGCAGTTTTGCGGTTGGTGTTGAACAATACGTTCAAACACATGATGTAAGTTATATTGATGCGGTTATAGGTTATTCAGATGAACATGAAATTGAATTGGATATTGTACCGAAACTTATAAATATAACGTTAAAACAAAAACTTGAAGCAGAAGCAAGGGCATTGAATCTGCTCCCAAGAACGACTAGTTTGCCCATTTAAATTAACCTTGACTTTCAGGGATTTTTGTGATATAATAGTAATGTTCAAAAATTGATTTGGACAATTCGTACACAACGTATATAACGCATACAACGCAAATAAGAGGTATATAACATGTCAGGATTTCAATCATTAAAGAAAAATCGTCAATCCCAACTAGCAAATCTTACCCAACAGTTGGAAAAATCTCAGCAAACAAATAATTACGAAGACGAACGGATGTGGAAAGTAACTAGAGATAAGTCTGGTACTGGTTCTGCAATTATTCGTTTCCTTCCACCATCAGATGGTGAGAACACGCCTTGGGTTCGTTTATTTACACATGGATTTCAAGGGCCAGGAGGTTGGTATATCGAGAATTCTCGAACAACTCTCAATGAAAAAGATCCAGTTAGTGAATTTAATAGTTCATTGTGGAATAATGGTACTGATGCAGGGAAAGATCAGGCAAGAAAGCAGAAACGTAGGTTAGAGTATTATAGTAACATACTTGTTCTCGAAGATCCTGCAAATCCAGCAAATAATGGTCAGGTGAAACTGTTTAAATATGGAAAGAAGATCCACGAAAAAATTACCGATATTATGAGTCCAGAATTTGCGGATGAAACACCTGTCAATCCGTTTGATTTATGGGAAGGTGCAAATTTTAGGTTGAAGATTCGACAATTGGATGGTTGGCCGAATTATGACCGTTCGGAATTTGATCGACCAACTGCTTTGTTTGACGATGATGCCAAATTAGAGGAAGTTTGGAACAAACAATATAAGTTACAGGAACTCGTTTCAGAGGATAAGTTTAAACCTTATGACGAACTGAAAAGTAAACTTGATCGTGTGCTTGGTTTGCAGACTACCTCATTCTCTGCACCAGAACCAACACCAGAAGAAGATTTATTAGAATCAGTTTCGGATAATTATTCATCAACTGCTGAAGGTTCTGAAGATACATTATCGTATTTTGAGAAATTGGCAGATAACGTATAACATTCATATAATTTCTAAATATTTTCGGATGCCCACCAGAAATGGTGGGCATTTTTTTACCATCCTAGAGAAGTTACTAAATCCCCTGCCATGTTTTGGAGAAATTGTGCATCCTGTACAGCACTAGGCACAGCAATTGTATCAGACGAAACTGTAGTATTGGTGTTATTGACATTCGTTGGTGCATTAATTGCTGTAGAACCACTTCGTTGTGCCTTTTCTTTTCCTTCTACATTTTCTTGATGTTTTTCTATTATATTTTTTTGTGTATCTGCTATTTCTTCCTGAGTTATTTTCAGTGCATTGGCAGATTCTTTTACTATGTTTTTTCCTTCTTGTTGCCATTTATCATAATTGTCATCGAATTGTTTTTTTGCATCTGCTTTTGCAAAGGACTTTACCAGTATCATCTCTTCTTCTGTTGCACCTTCTGCTTGTGCCTTTGCTTCTGCTTCTTTTATTCTATTCGTAACAAAATTTTCAAGATCGTTTTCTCGTTTTATTTCACTTTGATTAATAGCACTACCAGTATCATCGAGGGGAACATTAAGAAGTTCTGCAAATTTTTCTCTTATGCCAAATGCTTTTGGTACAAGGTTGACAATTCGTCTTGCAATGATTTCTTTGACTTTACTACCAAATTCTACAAATTTTTCTTTATTTTCTTCATTTTTTGCCGTTGCTTCTTCAACTGTTGTTCCCATTTGAGTTGCAACAAACTCCTTTAAACCGAATATATTAGGGGTTAGTGCAACAATAGCATTTTTGATCGCATCTAGTGGATTGAATCCAGCAAAGGTTTGTGTTATTAATGCACTTATCTCTTGGATTGTTCTAAATGGAGTCAATATAGCATCAAGTAATCCACTTACGATATTCATGAAATCGAAATCCATGATTTTCTGACCCGTATTTTCAAATCCTAACTTCTTTACCATCCATCCTATTATATCTGCACCAAGATTGACAACACTTCCGACTAAAGAATCAAAAATTCCCATTATTGCACCTTTGATTCCACCAAGAATACCATCTTCTTTGAATCCTGATATTAAACCCTTTACACCTTTAAAGGTTGCGTCTATTACAGTAATTATCAATCCTATTGGGCCTAAAACCCTACCTATTTTTGTACCTACACTAGCACCCAATTTAAACATTGATCTGAGGGGTTTTATCAGGTCATCAAAAATACTGAAAAATCCCTTTATTCTTTTAAAAATGCCCAAACCACCTTTAGCGGCATCCCCGACATCATCAGCTGCATTTGCGATTGGCATAAATCTACCAAAGAAGTTGCGAATTCTACTCACAAATCCCCTGAAAATGTCTACCCCTTCATCAATTTTGTCAAAAACTGATTGAGGTATGAAACTCTTTATTTTAGTAATCAGTCCACCAAAGACTTTGGTGAATGCAGTTTTTATACCACCACCAATAAGTTTAAATAATTTACCAAGACCTTTTGCTACTGCCCAAACTTGCTTTACAATTTCTGAAATAAAACCAAAAGCAGCTCCAGCAAGAAGTGCCAAGAATCCACTAATACCTTTTCCACCTACATCTGTATCTATATCGTCTATAGAATCAGCAATGTCTTCTGTATTATCTCTTATTTCTTCAATGGTTTGTTGTGTATTTGCTCTTGCTGTTTGTTCTTCTCTTGCCTTTTCTAAACGAAATGGATCGGATTGTGGTGATGCGGATAAAATTGCTCCAACGATTACTTTGACCCATGACGGTTCCTCTTCATTGGAAGCAAGAGAAGTTCCTTGTAAAGTTTGATAAAAGTTATCAATAGTTTCACCGAAGGTACTGATAGAATCGGAAAAATCTTCTGATTCTTGTTGTTCTGTTTGCAGACCAGATATTTTTTGTTCTTGTTCTACGAAATCTTTCTTCTTACGAAGTTGAGCATCCATAGATGCTACATTTTTTTCTAAATTTTCTGCTAATTTTTCTCTTTGTTCTTGTTCTTTCTTCTGTGATTCAACTGCAATTGTATGTGCCTGACTTGCCAGATCGACTTCTCGTTGCGAGTTACTTATTTCAGTTTGAAGTTGAGATATTTTTGCTTCATCATTTTCTTGTTGTGCCTTTGCAAGTTCATCTTGTTGATCTTTTAATACGTCTTGAGCAATGGTTTTTTCTATCAAGGCATCTGTAACTGCTTTGGTATATGCTTCTTCTTCTGCCTTTATTTTTTCTAAATCACGAATGCTATCTTCGTAATCTTTGATGGCAGTACCAAGATATTTTTTACGCAATGCTTGTAGATTTTCTTCTTCTTGCCGAAGTTCACCTTTTATTTGTTCTATACTTCTTTCGTCTGCCATTTTAGTAAACCTTTTTTATCTGTGGTTCATATGGTTCAACCATTTACCGAATTTCCATATATCCCTTATGATGTGTTTAATTGGTGGGAAATCTTCCCACTTTGGATTCATTGAATTAATACCCCATGCAGTTTCAAATCTCCATAGTAACCAGTTTTTAGGTGGTATAGGTATAAATGGAAACCTACACCACCAGTTTTTTCTTCGGACTTTCCATCCGTATTTCAATAATGCTATAATCGTTTTGATCTTATTTCTGCCCATTGCAATGATTGTTTTCCTTTGGGTTTCACTTTCAATTCTTTACCCCAATAGTTTGCTGTTATTTCCCATGGCCATAATCTCTTATTGTACAATTTAATATCATCGAATCTACCAGCAAAACCATTTCCACCGAAAAAAATGGGTTGACCTACCATAGAACTTTTGGGTATTTCGATGTAATCAGTACAATATGAATCTAACCAAATTGAAATTCCGTTTGTTTCTGACCTGACTGCCATATAGTAATACTTAAATCCCCGTAAATACTCAATAGTTCTCGTTTCACCCTGATATACTATTCTAACAATTCCTTTCCATGCCTGACCAGAATCTTGATAGAATAAAATTCTCAACTCACCCCATCTAAGTATCTGTCCAAACGGCATCAACTTTCCGTTATCCCTAACTGTATGGTCTAAATCGTGAGAACCAACACCAAATTCAAAATCGAGTGTCCATTCGGTTAATTCCCGTTCAAGATAACGAGCAGGGATAGTAAAACTAGATTTTGGGTCTATGTTCCCATGTATATGAATAACAGGTGAATTATGATATGAATATTCTCTTGGAATCCACCTGACAGTTCCTCTTTTATGTGCAATTGTATTCGACTTAATATCCATCAAAAAATTTCTTTCGTTATCAAAATTCCACATGTACAATAATTTATCAGTTGTGTAATAATCCTTTGCCGAAGCAAATGGTAGTAGTAACAATAAACATAATAAATAGGGTACGATTTTGATAATGTTCTCCTTACAACATATTTTTTAGTTGTTTAATCTCTGATGCACTGAGTGCGGATTTTAGTTCGTCTGCTAACGTATCTGCTCCTTCATTTCTAACAATATTTCTCATCATAATACGCATTTTTCCAAGTCTTTCATCAGTCATTGCCAATCCACCACGAACAACAGATGCCTTTCCTCTATATGATGGTGAACTCATTTTCTGGAGTTCATCGAGTTCCTTGACGTATTCGTTGATTTGATCCACATTACTTCTCCTGTTTTATTCTTTCGTTTTCTTCTTTGATCCAATTTTTGAGAAGGGCAATATATATTTCTCGTTCAAATGGAATCATTTCTTCTAATTCTGACAAACTATATTTATGATGTTGCATTAGGGCAAAGTTTGTCAGATAAACGTTTTCTAATGAATTATGCCCTAATGCTATCCGAAAAAATTTTGCAATCCTTCTATAACCAGTTTTTGGTGATGATTGCAATTACTACATACATATTCTGTTTCATGTGATAGTTTAGGCATTGTTTCAAAGAACTTTTGCATTTTTTCAAATTGATCTTGTGTTAGACCATCTATAAATTCCGAAATTTCTTCTGGTTTATAATCAGATGCACTATGTATTTCATCCTTTTCATATATGGACTCAATGCTTTTGGATAAAATATTCATTACATTTTCTACTTCTGTTTCACCAGAGATGCTGTCCATATCTGGATATTTTAAAATCACACCAATGGTGTCAGTTAATTGTATTTGATTTGTATGATCTTCAAAGGTCTTTACTTCTACTTGTTCTAAATTAATTTCTACTTTATTGATTGTTTCGCATTTTGGACATCTAAACCCAACTTCAGATATTTCACCTACTGATTTTGCTCTTAATTTTAGGAAAATATATTCTATGTCAAATATTGGCAACTGTTCAGAGTCAAAATTATTCATTAAAATGCAGTTATTTATTATTTGACGCATTGCACGAATCATTTGATCTGTATCATTTTCATCTTGATTTGCCATTAGCAATATTTTTTCTTCTTTGACCAAAAAGGGTCTATAAGTAACTTGTTGTTGCGTAGACGGTATAGTCAATTCATATGTTGGTACATTTATTTTTGGTAATGCCATAATTTATATTCCTCGTTTATAAAAGTGCTGAAACTGTGGTTTAGTTTTCGTCTTTTGGAAGTTTGTCTAACCACAATGAACGTTCTGGTCTATTCCAATAATCTATCTGGAATACAACTTCAAATGTTGGAATTTCGGATTGTTCTTCATGTGTCAATTCTATTGCACTTACAGATAATGGAAAACATGCAGAAAAATCTATTTGGTCTATTTGGGTGTTTTTGTCATCGAAAACTCGGAGTTTTAATTCGGTATTGTACTCATTTCTATATCCGATAGTAAAACTTCCCCCATCCATCTGTACGACTTCATTCATCCAAGCATCAATGAATTTTCTTTCTACAAATTCTCTGGTACACATGAAGGATATTGTTATATCTTCCATTTCAGGTGCATAAGGATATTTTTGCTCTGCTCCCGGCGCAAGAACTGAATTGGTAGAAATGGTTTTGCTTGGTATAGAAGCATTGGCAACCATAATTTCTATGTGTTCTTTCATAGTTGATTGAGTCAGACCATTTGGTAGTTTGCCCAACAAGATGTTTGGAATTGCAATGTCCATTTTAAAACGATTTGTTCTGCCAATTCCTTCTTTCTTTATTTTACTAATGAATTTTTCGATGTTCATCTAACCATCCTCGTTGAATCCTTCCATACATTGTTTTTAGATGCTTTTTTAAATCCTTCGTATGGTAGAAATATTGCTATTTTCCAATCTTCTGGTTTTATCTGTATATATGGACTTCTTATGTGATTATTTAGGTATCTTTTGATCGTTGGTTTCATGAATTTATATTTAGCACTTGAACTGAGTAGATTATAAGTTGCAACTATTTTAGTTCTTTCTGACATATTTTTCGTATTAACCAATTTAAGTAACTGTTCTAAGAGAGTGAGTCTTAATTTTGGTGGTAGATAATGAAGATTTAAACCTAGAAATCCATCGTTATATCTTTCTATGGGTATGGTCAACGGATATGTGTCATAATATGGCAATGTTCTTTTATGTTTGGGGTCATATTGGAATAAATACATTTTTCCCAACTCTAATCTGGTTGTCATATAGTCAGTATCTCTCATTAGGTCGTTACGACTAATCCGACTAAAACGTTTATCATTCATCAGTTTTCTAACGTTATCCTTAAACCATGAAATTGAATTTTTGCTAGTTGTTCTTAGACCGTCTAGTATTGCCATTAGATTAGTAATTCCTTCTCGGTTAGAATTTTGAACTCTATTCCTTGACGATTACAAAAATCTTTTGCAAATTTCCATTTGCTCTGATTCATTACCCAAGTTTTTTGTTCGTTGAGAATAGTTTTTCTCTTTTTCTTCCCTTTAATTGGGGGTTTTGTTTGTTTTTCGGGTTTTATTTCTACCAATGTTGTTTTATATTGGTTATCTTTGGTTTTGGTTTTTACCAAAAAGTCGGGATAGTACCGATGCCATTTTCTGTCTGTTGGTAAATAGTAACTTATTGGGAATGGTTCACTTATCCATTCTATGATATTGGGTTCCCGATCACAATATTTCATAAATTTCAGTTCCCAAGACGATCTCCAAATAATTTTCTTTGTTCCTTTATATTTATTTGGATTGTTAGGAATGTATGTTCCACGATAAGGCATAAAGATACTCCACGTTTTATTGTTATATAAATACTTATAATTATAAATATCTTGACATAGGAGAATTATCAAATGGCAGAGTTTAATTATAATCCAAGTGGGTCAAATGGTATGGGCAGAGACGGTGAAACCACAATGGGTTGGATTACTTATGAAGCATATACACATGGTGGAGGAACGCAGAATGTAACCCATGATAGTGGAACTGTATGGAATATACACATGCCACATCAGATCGAATCTTCGGTTGAAGCAAGTTATGCAGATGGTTCTTCTGCTTTAGCAAAACTTGGTAGTATTGGGTCAGATATTATGAAAGGAATTTCTGGACTGACTAGTGGAAAGTTTGATGGCAAAGGAATGATAGAATCAGTAAAGCAACATGCCGCTGAAAGAGGAACAACAGTAGGAGCAAATTTATTGGGGGATATGGTAGAAGGTAGTTTGCTCGGTAAGGCATTTGATATTTCGGCAGAAGATGTTCAAAATTCTGTCAATAAGACAATGGGATCAGTACCCAATCCTTATTTGGAGCAATTTTTTGAGGGTATTGGGTTTAGATCATTTCAGTTTCGGCATAAATTGATGGCATTTGAAGAAAAAGATACTGAAACAATCCATCGCATGATAAATGCATTTAAATATCATGCTTCACCTAGTTTAAGTAAAAAGGGATATAGAATGACATATCCATCACAATTCAATATTCGATTTAATATTGGTGAAGATGGAGAAAGGAACAAATGGTTGCCAATTATTACCCGTTCCGTATTAGAGAATGTTGAAGTCAACCATACCGCAAGTGATGGATGGACAACTTTTGCAAATGGAGCTCCAGTTGACATTGAATTATCATTGCAATTTAAAGAAGTTCAACTTGTATATAAAGATCATTATGCTTCGAGAGCATATCCAGAGGGGTAAGTAATATGCCAACAAAATATTTTGAACATTTTCCGAGAATTGATTATGATATTGAGCAAAATAACAGACCAAAAAATGTGATAGATATTATGCGTAGGGTTGGTATTAGAGGTGATTTCAACAAATATTTGCCTACATATTATAAAGAAGTTGTTCATAACGATCAAAGACCTGATTTATTTGCGTTTGATATGTATGAACATACATATTATCACTGGGTTAATATGATGCTAAATAATATTGTTGATCCATACCATGATTGGGTTATGCAAAATCAAGTTTTAGAACAGCATATTGATAGAAAATATCCTGACAGATCTATATCTTTAGTAAATACCCATTTTTCAGATACAACATATGGTGCGGTTGATAGCAACGTTAAACGTTTTTTTGTTGAAAACGAAACTGTCAATGAATATCAAGCAGACGGTACTAAATTGGATGCTACAGGAACAGTTAAGAGTTTTCAGGCATCATTAATACAGTTAAATATTAGTACCACAACACCTGTGTCTTGGAATGTTGACAATTTCGTTAAAGGTGAAGAATCAGGTGCTGTCGGGAAAATATCTAGTATTACTAACGAGAGGGAAGCAGTTCATCATTACGAAAATAGTGATGGTATACAAGTTGGTAGAACTGCTACAGGAGCAACTGCTGTAACCAATGCAGATTTTGAAGTTGTAGAAAATGACAAAAAGAGAGAAGTTCTTACACTTAGAGAGCAATATTTACCCCAATTTGAGAACGAATTGAAGAGGTTATTGACAAGTGCTGATTAGATCGCAAGAAAATATAAAATATCCCTTTGAGTATAAATTGAGAGATTTGTCATTGTATTCTACACTAATCAATAAACGGGTTAGTTTGATGGATATAATGGGTGAAGTTTCTATATTTGAAAATATGTTTACTAATGTCATGACAGGAAATATAGTAGTACAAGAATCTGCGAATTTAATTTCAAATTTTCCCATTGTTGGGCATGAAAAGTTGGATATAGTTCTTTTTGATCCACAACAAGAAGATGTCGAGATTAAAAAGACATTTCGTGTTTATAATCTCAGCAATATAAATGCTCCCAGACAAGATATTAGAACGTATATTATCAATTTTGTTTCGGAAGAACTTCTGACTAGTATGAAAACTAGTATCAGTCGGTCATTTTCTAATAGGACTATATCAAATATGGTTCAAGGAATTTTTTCTTCTGATTTGGATAGTGAAAAGAAATTATCATCAGATAACACTAAAAATAACCATAATATAGTAATACCAAACCTGAAACCGTTGGATGCGATTAATTGGTTATCAAAAAGAGCAATTGGTGAAGCAAATGAAGGTGCAAATTTTATGTTTTTTGAAACTAGAGAAGGGTTTAACTTTAAAAGTATTGAATCTTTAGTTGAAAAACCTTCGCAAGAAACATATAATAGAAAAATGTCTTCAACAGATGTAGAACCACAAAGAAATGTAGTTCGAGATGATACACAACAAACAATAGAAACTATGTTGGTAACAAATACCTTTGATCTGTTGAAAAATATTCCGATTGGTATGTATGCGAGTAGGGTAGTGGTTCATGATATGATACAGAGGAAAACTGAAACATTGGATTTCGATTATAGTAAATCATTTTCCGATCATTCACATATAGAAAATAGTCCAAGAAAAGATAGGTGGGGTTTACAAGAAGTACAGGGTGTCAATCCCTTTGATAATAATATGCTGATTGGAGAAAAGGCAGATGATTACAACACTAGTCCATTATCAAAGCAATATCATATAGTTCGTTTTGACAAAGAAAACAATTATACCGAGAAGGTTATACAAAAAAGAGTTTCACAAATGCAACAATTGCAAAATATAAAATATACTATTACTTTACCAGGCGATGTTAAACGAAATGTCGGTGATATTGTTACGATTGATATGGATTCTATACAAGCAGGGGAACAAGTCGAAGATAAATTACATTCAGGGAATTATTTAGTTACGAGTTTACGACATTCCATCAAAGATGATAGACATTCTATGCATATGGAAGTCGTCAAAGATTCATATTTTAGTGCATTGCCAAAGGGGAAATAAGAAATGGAACGAATAAAACAATTGAATTTACACGAAACTATCCGAGGTGTATCTACTGGAGAGGAGTTTCAAGAAAATAATTTTTCTAATTTACTAGATGCCATAGTTGGTAAAATGAATGGTGATGAATCATTAGATGAAAAGATTATTTTCTTCAATAATCGAGCAAGATATGGACAGGTTGTTTTTCTTGCTGGTGGTGCTGGTTCTGGTAAGGGGTTTGCTTCCAAGAATTTTTTGGATGTTGCAAACTATAAAATTAGAGATGTTGATGAATATAAATTAGCATTCCAAGCATTATCAAAAATGGAACGATATAACAGTTATCATGTTATTGTTAGTCGTGATTCAAATAGTAAAGATAGTCCAAAAGCAGTTGAAAGAGTACAGGTAACAAAAAATAAACCAAAATTGGATTATACGAGTTATAACACAGAAGTTTATCTATTAGGTGATTTAGTACTCAAAAATCAAGACCATGTTGGTATTTTACACTTAGCAATCAAAGAATTGGGTATCAAGAATAAAACTTTAGATGCTCTGCTCAGTCAACGTGCTGGTCGTGGAAAAAATCAACTACCTAATATCGTATTTGATATTACTTTAAAAGATTTAGATGATATTGCCGAAGTAGTACCAAGACTGATTGATGCTGGTTATGATACTGACAGTATCCATTTAGTTTGGGTTCTTTCTGATTTTGCAGTTGCTGTTGAGCAAAATAGAAATAGAGAACGAGTAGTTTCTTCAGAAATTATGCTCAAAACACACGTTGGAGCTGCCAATACCATGTATGATATAGTCAGAAGTCGTGGTGTTGCTGGTCTAAACGGTGGTATCTATGTCATTCTAGGTGGAAAGGATCATACTGTATTCTGGACTGACCCAGATGGCAATGTGATTACTAACACTAAGGGTGAAAAATTGGTCAAAGGTTTCAAATCATTAACTCTGAAACATGAAGGTGGTTCTTGGGTTGGTGAAGATAGAGTTCAGCAACAACTTTATCGTTGGATGATTGAAAGCATACCTAATTCACCAAAAACTGCTGGTATGTGGGCAGAAATTTCAAAATATTTAGAAAACAGTGATATACAAGAAGTATAAGTAAATGAATCCAGAATTTGTATGGTGGAAAGGTAAAGTTGAAGATCTAACCGACCCGTTAAAGATGGGTCGTGTTAAAGTTAGAATTTTGGGGTATCATTCTGATGATACTGCACAGATTCCTACTTCAGATTTACCTTTTGCCTATCCAGCAATGCCTATTAATAGTCGTCCAAGTGATTCACCCATTGGGCCCGCAGTTGGTACATGGGTTATGGGGTTCTTTGCGGATGGAAAAAATGCACAGCAACCAATAATGACACACATTATTGATGCTGGTTATAAGACTGCGGATGATCCAACACCACCAGAGAATGCTCCGAGTTGGGGTGGAAAAAGAGAAATACCCACAGGGGAAGTAAATACCAATCGTTTATCAAGGGGTGAAGACGAAGATACATATATTTCAGACCATACACCCAAAACAGGTATTGCAGTTGCTGGTAAAATGAATCGACCATATAGTGAACCAAGTTTATCAAAAGGTGAATATCCGTATAACAAGGTTGAAGAAAGTCAATCAGGTCATGTTTTCGAGGTTGATGACACACCTAATAATGAAAAAATAACTAGAATTCATAAAGATGGAACAATGGAAGTTATAACTGGTAGTCATCGTTTGGTTAAAGTCAAGGGTGATGATTATGAGTTGATAGTTGATGGGAAATCTAAACATTTGTACGCAGAAGGGAATGTCAATGTTACTGCTGATGGTGATGTCAATATCAAAGGAAAATATATTCGTTTAGAAGGAACACAAGTTAGGATTAAAGGAAATTTAGGTGTTTTATTGGAATCACCAACTGGTGCATTTGTATCTGCTCCATTTTTGAGTACTGATCCTAAATTAGGTGGTGCAATAATGCATGGTTCAACAGGTCAACCATTTGTTTTACCAGCAGGGATACCCCCAGAAGGTGTGATGGGCCCTGATCTTCCAAGTATGACAACTTCGGGTTTGCCATCAACTGGTGCTTTGGGGAATCTCTCAGGTAGTATTACTAATGCCAATTCTAGTTTAGCAGGGGCAACAAATTCTTTTGCTGAAACTTCAAATGCAGTTGGAAATATAAAAGATGCAACTACACCTGAAAATCCTGTTACCAATGCAATAACAGATGTGGCAAATGAGGTTGGAGATGTAGTTGATTCCGCAGAAAAATTAGCAGATAGTATCAAATCGGAAGTTAAATCCAAACTTGCTAAATCGGTAGGTGCAATAGATGGGGCAATCGGGAAGATAACAGATATAGAAACTTCTATATCAGATAAAGTAAAGACAGCAAGAGATACAGCAAATGCTGAATTGAGAGATGCTTTGCCTTCTTTGCCAGAGATACCAGAATTACCACAATTACCAGATTTTTCATTTCCGAATCCATTAGTTGCAATGAGACAGGCAATTTTTGCATCATTTAAAATGATGGGAAATTTCACTATGTGTAAGAGTTTGTTGCAATTAAACTGGTTGAAGTTTTTATTAAAGGCATTATCTTTAGCAGACTTGTTGAAAATGATGTTGAATCAATCTAAAGAAAGTGATTTGGATGATGCAAGTGCAGCTATGATGCAAATGATGAGAGATTCTTTGCTAACAGACGATAACGCAAAATCAATAGTAATGCAAGATAGTGAATTTGATATGTTGGATGTATTAGAAAATCCTTTATCATTCACTGACAAGGATGGAAATATTTCAACTGTATCTTCCTTCGAGGAAGCAGTTAAGATGATTGTTGATGGAAAAGTTCCTGATTTTGTAGATGATGATATTGTTACGAATATAGCAGAATTTGGAAATGTAGATGGAACACAAAAAGTCAATGATGATCCGATTGTTGAACGGGGCATGAAAGGTATGGTAGGTATGAAAGGAACAAAGGGTGCTACACCCAAACTATCAGATTGTGAGGATGATTGTTAATGCAAAAGTTACTAAAAATATTTAATGAAATAGATCGTGAAGTCATAGATGCAATTTCTACGTTAGTAGACAAAAATATTATAGAATATGATGAAGAAAACAATCGGATTGTATTTAATACTGATATGGTATTGAAATTTAGAGGAAATGTTGAAATTGATTGTGATAAGCATGTTATAATCAAAAGTGGTCTAAAAGAGGACGAAAGGATCAACCATCCATATTCTATTTGGTTAAATCCAGCACAGGATGAGGATGGGGAGATGATTTTCGATACAGATGCCTGATATAACTTTTTCATTGCAAGATGGAAGCACTCAATCTCTCAATTTGACCAATATAAGTAATATATTATATGTTTCCTTTCTTAAATTAGATGGAACTTCTGTGAATGTTCCGATTTCTTTTATGTTTTCTTCTACTGGTGATTCTGCGACTGTAGGTGATTTTTTAACTGCCTTTACAACTAGTATTTTGAATAACGAAAATATAAATGTTTTTCGTGAGGGTGGTTATCGTATTGATGATGTGATGGTAAAACCGAGTTTTGCTGATACAAGAGCATTGGATACTTTGAAATTTTGCAAAGAATTGTGTTATAATATAAGCGGAAAGACGGATGAATGTATAGAAGTAACGGCTGGTTCTTTACCCAAAGGTTTGGAACTTAAAACCAATGAAAATGGAAATTTTGTAATCGAGGGTTATGCCACTTCTGATAATTTGACAGGAAATATTTCTTGCCATCTTGAGGTAGAATCTCAAAATGTTGTTTACGAGCAAATGAAAAAATCACAGAGTGAAGTGAGTTTTGAAGATTTATATAAAGGAAGGGAAATAGAATTTCGTAATATCCAATATGCAGAATCAAGTAATCAGTTTTGCGTCTGTGATTGGATCATAGATGATGTAACTAAAGATTCAACTACATTAAAATGCATTGAAACATATACTATAAATTGTGAGAACCGAACAAGATTTGTGGTTGATGAAATGACTGATGATTTAAAAATATTTAAATATCATGATAAGAGAATAGATGTTGACGAGTTTAATAAAACAAAACACGATAAAGATTGGAAGGGGAAATTGATTTCTAATGATGGTTGTACCGTTGCGACATTTGATGAAGTTAGGGTTAGGTATCCACAAGCAATTTCTGATAATGATGTGGAAACTTGTACGTTTACTTTAGGTCTTTGTTCTGCTTCTGGCACTGGTTATTGCGAAACAAAAGAATTTTCACTTAATGTTAGACGAAATTATGATGCTATCAGGGATGAGATGATTCAACAAACTAGATATGAGATGCCATATCAGGGGAATTATAGCACATATAACAAAAATTCGGTAGTTTATTATTATGGTGATACACCAAATGCTTCGTATATAACACTTTTTCAGTTGCCTTTAACTAAGAATAATGGAACTGCAAAAAATATTGTTATTTCATATGCCGAATTAGATCTTATAAAAAATGATACAACAGAAGCAGATATTGCAGTTGATGGTAATATTACTTTTATCAGAAATGTATCAGGAAATTCTTTATCATCAAATATAGAATTGAATACGGAGAATAATGTATGAGACTTCCGAAGTTAGAAATATCAAGACCCGTTGCTGTTTGGGGAAATCTGGATTCTGGACATGGGCCTTATCCACCTACACCAGCAATGATGCCACCAGCACCATTTGGAGAAACTACACGTTCACCAATGAATATATATTCAGCAACAAGTACTGTCAAAGTTGGTTTTATGGGAAAATGTGTGGGGATACATCGTCAATATGATGTAAGACTACCTCATATTAGTCTATCAGCTCCTTTTACACCAGAATTAGTAAACAATGCAGCTGCATATAAAGGTGGTTTTTTGCCACATACATCCGAAGGAAGCAAAACTGTAAAAACTAATGGAGTTCAAACTGCCAGATTAGGTGATCCAATAGTCTGTGGATCGAAAATAATATTTGGTGTTTCTCTTTCGGTTATGATAGGAGAATAAAAAAATGTCAGTCAATTATCAATCAGAGAAGGAAAATTTAAAATATCAAACTAGAAAATATATTGATATAGATTTAAATTTTGGATTGAATCCCTTTACTAAAGATATTCTAACAAAAAAAGGTGATTCTGCAATAAAGCAAAGTGTAAAAAATTTAGTATTGAGTCGAATAAAGGAAAGACCATTTCAACCGCAAATTGGTTCAAAAGTTTATAATTCGTTGTTTGATAATATAGAACCCACAACAACAATGACTATCAAATCCACTATTGAGAATATTATAAATACATTTGAACCCAGAGCAGTTGTTAAAATGGTTGATTGCTTTTCTGATTATGATAAAAATGGGTATGAAATTTCAATAACTTTTGTGCTTATTAATGACCCCGACCCAATAACCATAGACTTTTTCTTGGAGTGGTTAAGATAAAATGCAAAATAGTAAATTACGAGTAACGGAATTAGATTTCGATACCATCAAATCAAATCTTGTCTCTTTCATGAAAAGTCAATCCGAGTTTACGGATTACGATTTTACAGGTTCAGGGTTAAATGTTTTGATGGATATGCTTGCCTATAATACCCATTATATGGCATATTATGTCAATATGGTAGCAAATGAAATGTTTTTGGACAGTGCTTCGAGAAGAAGTTCTGCGGTTTCAATCGCAAAACATCTTGGATATGTACCAAAATCTGTTTCTTCTGCATCTGCCACAGTTTCATTGTCTATTGTTGCAACCGAATCGACTAATAGCAATTGGCCTTCTTCAATAAGTGTTCCAAAGAACACTAAATTTACTACTAAAGTAGATGATGTTAGTTATGATTTTTATACAACTACGGCGTATACAGCAACAAGTTATGTCGATAATACATCTAATGATACTAGGACATTTACCCTACCAAATGTAGTTTTAAAAGAAGGAAAATTGGGTACAATGTCATATACGGTTAATCAAACAGGTTTAGAGGAGAAATATGTTATTCCAGATCCTACTGTAGACACTAGTACATTAGTAGTTAAAGTTTTGACTAATGCAACAGATACGATTTATGACATATATACTTTATATGATAATGTTGCAGATTTAAAATCTACCTCTAAAGTTTACTTCCTACAAGAAGTTGAAGATGGAAAATTTGAAGTTTATTTTGGTGATGGTGCGTTAGGTGCAAAATTAGAGGAAGGGTATATTGTAGAAATGGAATATATGTCTTCTAAAGGTGCATCTGCTAATGGTGCTGGTGGAAATGATGCTACAGATGCTAGATCGTTTACAATGGCATCTACATTATCATATAGCAATTCCAGTTCCAACCCTACGGTTGTAACCTCAGTTACTAATCCAGCAACTGGTGGTACTGGTGCGGAGACACTAGAATCTATCAAATACAATGCACCAAAATCGTTCAAAGCACAGGATAGAGCAGTTACAACAGAAGATTATAAAACCATAGTTCTCAATAAATATACAAATGCTAGTTCTGTCGTAACATGGGGTGGTGAGGATAACGATCCAATTGATTATGGATCAGTTTATATTGCAGTTCGACCCATAACTGGACTAACTTTGACTGATGTTTCTAAAAAAGATTTATTGGATATTTTGAAAAAATATAAAGTAATGTCAATCCAACCTAAAATTGTTGATCCAGATTATACATTTGTAATTGTCAACACAACAGCATATTATGATACTACCTTGTCAATAAATCCTAAAGAAGCACTTTCTGATAATATAAAATCGACCATTTCATCCTATAATAACACTTATATCAATTCCTTTGATAGTGCATTTAGACATTCTGTATTGGTTGGTCTAATTGATGATACAGACGAAGCAATAAAAAGCAATGTAACAAAAATCAAGTTGAAAAAACGCATCAAACCACCATTAAAGAAGTCGTTTGGTTATATATTGAAATATAGTACATCCTTGCTGAAAGGTACGGTTACTTCTGATAAATTTACAGTTTGTACTGATTTGGGATATGACTATACCGTTTCTCTCAAAGATGATTCTTTGGGCAATTTAGATTTGGTAGATTCTTCTGGATCATCATCAGATGGACAAAAAATAATTTCAAATGTTGGTACAATAGATTATACAACAGGAAAAGTTGTTATAAATTCTATGAGTATAAGAACTATTGTATCAGGTTTGGATTATGTCTATATTACAGTTGATGTAGACGAGGACGATGTTCATGTCGTAAAAGGACAAGTAGTAACTATTCAAGATGCCGATATATCGGTAAGTATGGTGGAAGATGTTACATAACGAAAAAATAAAAAAGACCATATCAAGTTTCATTGAGTCGCAACTTCCACTTTATGTGGAATTGCATTATGATAAGTTTGCTGGTACAAATATTTCTAAATTTGGTCGATTTATGCAACTTTATTATGAATGGTTGGAAAAATCTTATCCAGCAACTATCAGTGATTTAAATAGAGAGTCCATCAAGGCATATAAAGATTTTATGATTTCACATTTACGTCCAGAAGATGGGAATTTGTGGAATGCTATAATCAATCTTGAATATATGAAAGATGTGGATAATGCTAAAGAAACATTACTTCGATATATCAGATCAGAATTTAATCCAGATTTGCCAATGGATGTTTTAGCAGATAGAAGAAAATTAGTTAAGAGAATGAAAGATTTAAATCGTGCTAGAGGTACGATCCCTGCTTTTAGAATGTATTTTGATATTGTTTTCGATAAAGTTTCAAAGGTTGTAATGAAACAGGATCATGTTTTTACGACTAATGATAATGATTGGGAGAAAAAGAGTGTAATTAGAGTTTTGGCAGATAGTACTTTGAGTGCTAGTGATATGGCACAATTTAAAGGTTACTATATGGTGGGGCAAACTTCTGGTGCAAAATCTGTAGTTTCGGAAGTGGGTGATGTAGGGATCGGAACTATCAATTATAAAGAATTGGGTATTGACAAACCTACGCAGTCAGGCACTTTCAGTGCAGGGGAGATTTTATTAGCAGAAACTGAAGAGGGTTCACCTGTTTATAAAACAGGAACAACCATACAATTAAAAGCAATTGTACAAAATTCTATTCAAGGTGTAAATTTTACAGATGCATCCAATGGTGGAAGTGGTTATTATTTAGATGATGTAGTAACATTTGGGTCATCGACAAATAGTGAAGCAAGAATAAAAAAATTAACCAAAGGTGGAATTGATGGAATAAAGGTTACAACTGGTGCAGATAATTCCGTTATTAATTTTGTCAATGATTATTTAACTGTGTATGGTATGGAAGGAACTTTTGTTGTAGGAAAAGGAATAATTGGTGCAGAAAGTGGTGCAACTGCTGTCTTGAGATTCAAAGACAATACGTTTGGGGAGAATAAATACTGGATAGATAACATCACTGGAACATTTAAAACCGATCATGTCAAGGGTGGTGAATATTCTTCAGAAGAAATATATTACTATGATTTAGACACTAAGACCAAAAACGAAAATATTAGAATGAGAGCAGACAAAATAGTGAAAGTTTGTGAAGTTACAGCAACTGCCGAATCAACAACAGGAACAAAATCGAATATAATATCGCCTGGCGTTGGTTATACATCATTACCAAAGATGTATATTACAAATTCATCTACGGATAGTTTACAACCACATGGTTCAGATATTGGTGGAATAGAAGAATTGGAAATAATTAGATATGGACTTGCTAGTTCCAGTTCAACTGTTACATTTAGGGATACATCATCAGGAACTAATGATATTAGGGCAGTTGGTACGGTTACTTATGGAGCAGAAATAACATACGGTGGGGAATATACAAGATTTAAATCAAATCCAAGTCAAGGTGAAGTTGCCATTACAGATGCTGATTATTTCACATGGTGGTCGTATGTAGTTAGTGCTTCAGAACCACCTGAGATTTGGAAAGAACAATTGAAGAAATTCACCCATCCAGCAGGAATGAAAGTTTTTGCTGATTATTTGATTGATACGACAAAAACAATTACAACAGATACATCAACTACGGTAGTAAATGCATCACCATAAGGAATAGAATAATGGGAGAAATAATAACAAGAGAATATTCTCATTCATTGGCAAGGCAGTTCATGGAATTGGTCAAGGGAAATACGCACAGAATTTATGCGGTTATAGGGAATACTGCCGAATCACAGACTGCAACAACACCGACTTTTACGGGTTTTTCTGATATGAAAAGTTTTTGGGATAGTGCAGCTGGTTTTAAAAGAATTACTTCATCAGATGTATCAATGGTTGTACCACATGGAACTGGAACTGCGATTAAGGAATGGAGTTCTGGACAGGGATATGCTCAATATTCGCATAGCACTGATCTGTTTACATCCCCGTCAAATCCTTTTGTTGCATTTAGGGATAGTGGGTCTTATATAGATGTATATAAGTGCTTGTTTAATAATTCAGATGCAACTTCTACAACTGGATCATCAAACGATGATTGGTCAACCACTTCTGCATTGATTAGAAATACCGCAGGAGATGGTTACTTCTGGAAATATATGTATTCGTTTTCAGATACGAGTGTTTTTTATACGACAGACACTAATTTTAAGTGGATGCCAGTTCAGACTTTGAAAACAAAACCGAGTGATACAATAAATCTCAGACAATGGAATGTACAAGTTGATGCGGTAGATGGTGCGGTTGATATAATTACACATTCAGCAAGTTTTGCTAATTATACAGTCGGTGAAAATGTAACACTAACTTCAACAACAGGCAGTAGTTTTGCAGGGAAAATTGCACAGATTGGTGGTACAAATAAAAGATATGTGGATACTCAATCTTCTGGTTTGAGTGAAGGATCGGGATATAGAGAGGTATCAGCAGTAAAGGTTAATAATGTAACTGATAATAGTTTGTCTGCTGTTATAAGTCCAATAAGTGGACATGGATTTGATGCAGAAAGAGAATTGGGTGCTAAAGATGTAATGGTAACTGCAAAAATAACCAATGGGGATCTCACAGTAGGAACGGGTTCTGGAGAAATTCCTAGATATGCTACAGTTGGATTGATTCTCGATCCAATTATTTCTGGTAGCAGTCAGGATGATGTTTTAGCATCTGGTACAACAATATCTTCTGGTACAAGAGCAAGTGGTGGTTCGTATATAACTTCTAATATGTTAAAATATAGTGGTCGGATTTTATATATAGACAAAAGAGCAACAATTACAAGGAATGCAAGTAACACTGATACATTAAGAATAGTACTTCAGTTTTAAAGGGAATAAGATATGCCAACAAAAGATTATAATATTCAACCATATTACGATGATTTTGATGAAACTAAGGGGTATCATCGTATTTTGTTTAAACCGAAATTTGCGGTTCAAGCAAGAGAATTAACACAAGCACAAACCATTTTACAAGATCAGATCTATAAGCATTCTACCTATGAAAATGGTGAATCAATATCATCTGGTCAAATTAATATTTATACAAATATTGCTTATGTTTCCTTACAAACTGATTTGACTTCTAGTGAAACTGCGACTAGCATTGTTGGCAAAGTAATTACTAATGTTCAAAATGGAACTGGTGTCAAGGCAAAGATTGTTGCAGTTGCACCAAAAAATATTACGAATTTAGAATCTTTGACTGTTTATGTTGCATATTTGGATAATACAACCACATCTAGTACCTTTTCAACTAATGATTATTTGTACGAAGTTACAGATGGTACAACTATTTCTTCCACTGCATGGAATCGTGTTGGGTTGTTATCTACCTATACCACACCAGCAACACATGTTGGTTCTGGTTCGATAGCACAGGTAGAATCGGGTATTTACTATATTAATGGATTTGCGACCTATGTACCAAATCAGACTATAATTCTTGACAAATATACCACTTCACCTTCCTATAAAATTGGGTTTGATGTTTCCGAAACAACTGCTACATCTTCTGATGATACATCACTTAATGATAATGCTGTTATATCCAATAATTATCAGGCTCCTGGCGCAGATCGTCATAAAATACAATTGACATTGGCAAAACGATCATTGACTGTAAATTCTACTGAAGGATTTGTAGAAGTCTGTGAAGTTGTAAAGGGGTCAATTAATCTCAAGAATTCTACCAGTGATAGTAAAGAACGAATTGTAGTTAGTGGTTTTGACTATGAGATGCGTGAAAATTTATCTGCTTTAACTGATGTCAATGGTCTTACAGGGATTAGTGCATCTGGTAATGGAAATAAATTATCATTTGGTGTGTCTTCTGGTATAGGAAAAATAGACGGAAAGGAAGTCAGACTGAAAGAAAAAACTTATCTTACAATTGATAAACCGAGAACTTCAATAACCAAAAGTTCTACGACTATTAATGCTGGTGCTGAACTAGGAAATTATGTAATTACGGATGGGAATTTAACTCAGCAAGCAGATGCAGATACATTTGCTTCAATAGTAAATTTTGCACCAGCAAGTGGTGCTATGTATCCGTTGGTTCATTTTGCAAAAACTACAGGATCTGCGAGTGGTAGTGGTTCGTTTATCGGAACAGCAAGAATTAGAGGAATAGAACGAGATGGTCTGGATTTTAAAATCTATTTATTCGATATTCAATTAAAAACTGGTGAAATATTCTCAGAAGTCTCGGCATTGCATCGTTGGTCATCAGTAGGTCAATCATATGCATCTACTACTAAAATTTGCGACTTAAAAACTGATAGAAGCAAAAATACAAGAGAAATTAGTGGTGAAGATGTTGCCTTAAACACGTTAAGAGAGACTAAAAAGAACGCATTACTTCATGAAATGCCATATACTGGTATAGAAAGTGTATCAGGAACACTTAGTTTTTCGAGGGTTAGAAGAACTTTTTCTGCTAATGCAGTTACCAGTGGTGCTACGAAAACTGTAACTATATCTGCGACAAATCAATCTTTTGTTGATACAACTAGTGTTTTAGTTTATGGTAGAGATAATAATATTAGTGGTGGGCCTAATGTTCTATTTTCCAGTTCTGATCTGACTATAACTGGTGCAGATACTGATACATTGACTGTATCAAATAGTAATTTTATAGCAACTGAATCTTATACGGTTGTGGCAACTGTTAAAATTGCTACTGCAACAAGAGCTTCAAGGGATCTTAGTCAACAATATGATGCACTTAATGAAAAGAAAGATGTACAGAAAACAGTAATTTCACTTTCAAAAACTAATGTTCATCCGTATAGTTGGAAAGTGTATATGTCTAGTGCATTTAATGTGGTTCCACAAGTATCAACTGCAACAGATATTACAAGCAGATATACACTTGATACAGGTCAACGTGATGATTATATTGATTTTGGTCAAATTAGATTAAAGGATAATCAACCATTTCCTAGTGGAAGGGTTTTGATCGTTTTTTGGTATTATGGATCAGGGGCAGGGATTTATACTAACGCACAATCGTATCCTGTTAATGATGCTCAGACGAGCAATAATACCACATATGGAAATGTTCCTTTTGTAAGTAATGCTGATGGTGGAACTACATATAGGTTATCTGATGTTCCAATTTATACTAGTGTGAATACTGGTAAAAAATACAGATTGAATGATTGCATTGATTTAAGACCAGTTAAAAACGACCAATCAGGGAATGATACCTTTAATAGTGGTGGATCAAATGGAATGGCAGTACCTGATAAAGCAACTTTGAGTATGACAGGTATAGTACAATATTATGGTAGAATTGATAAAATTTATTTGGGTGCAGATGGAACGTTAAGAGTCAAATCTGGTGTTGCCAGTTCTCAACCAGTTATACCAGACAATCCTAGTGGTGGAATTCCATTATATAATGTTAAATTACTACCTTACACATATGACTTACACGATATTGTAGTTCAACCATTATTCGATGATGGTCAAAGAGATACAGATTTTGATGCTATTTCCAGTTTAGAGAAATCCGCAAAGGATTATGATCTAAATGTCGGGAGAATTCGTAGAAATACCTTTAGTGATCCTTTTGTTGGACATAATTTTGCAGATGTAACAGATAAAGATTTTTCTGCAAGTATTGATATGCAAAAAGGTGAGTTAAGACCAAGATATAAAGTCGAATCTGTACCACTTGTAACTCATTCTAGGGTCAATCACACAACACCAGCAGATGTTACAACATTGACTGTGGGAGAGTATAATGGAACTGCAAAAAATGTAGTAACTTTACCTTATACACATCTTGCAGAACTTCAGAACTTAAATTATAATGCTGAAAGAACTTTGAGAAATACTGATGCTGTTACATATAATGGTGTTGTCTATATCAAAGAATGGGATACATTCAAATCTACAAAATCCAGACCAATGATTAAAAATAGAAAGGGTGATTTTGATAGCATTCCTTATATTGATGATGGATTTAACGCACAAGGTACTATTTGGAATGAATGGGAAACAGAATGGTATGGTGTCAAAGACAGTCATATTGCTGATCCCAAATTAGATATGAATTATAATGAATTGGATAAATCACCCAATTACTATAATGTAACTGGAAAAGAGATAAATGATAAAACAGTCGAGGGAAATTATGTTCCTTATATTAGGAGCAAAACGATTACGATTAATGCATATGGTCTAAAACCTAATTGTGCAATTACATCAGTTAAATTTGATGGAATTGAAATTAGTACTTATTTGACACCTACTGGTTCATTATATACTGATAATAATGGAAAATTTTCAAAAACTTATATCATTCCAAATTCAGACGAAGGTGTTGGTTCTACTAAGTTTACAACTGGTAGCAAAAAAATTGTTATTAGTGGAAATGATAATTATGCAGAAGGTTACTATCATGCAGTTGGGTTATTCGATGATGAGGGTTATTTAACCAAACCATATGATTTATCATGGGATGACCAGACCAATGAGTCAATGTTCCAAGAATTTGAGATTTTTGAGGAAACATGTATTACCAAATTGGATCTATATTTTACCGCAGAAGATTTATTTGATCGTGCTGTAACAGTTCAGATTAGAAAAATGGAAAATGGGAAACCAAGCAATAAAGTATTGCCTTATAGTATAGTTTCTAAGATTCCAACTGATTTTGTTGCATTTTCAACAGGTACTGCGGTTACGTTTACATTTGACGAAACGATTTATCTCAAACGTGGGAAATATGCAATAGGTATAGTAACACCTTCCGTTGAGTATAAAATTCAAACTCTGAAAACGGAACAGAACAAGGGTTCAAAGGGTACGGGAATTGGCAATCTCTTTATTGGTGGTCAAAAAATTACCGATGAGATTTTGAGATTTTCTCTCTATCGTGCTAAATTCAATGCGTATCCTGACGATGCAATTATTAAGTCTACACTTAGC